AAATATGAGTTTATTTGGAACAAGCACAGACCAAGCAATCCAATGATGGCTAAAAAACAACCATTAAGAAATCACGAGCAAGTTTTAGTGTTTTACAAAAATCAACCAACCTATAATCCACAACCAACAAAAAAGAATACTAAGGGTATGCACTCTAAAAAATACGAAAAGATTGAAAGGGGAACAGAAAGTTACGGAGACGCAAAATTGGTTTTTAATAATAATTTATCTAAATTTGGTTATCCTATGACAATTTTAAATGAGATAACAATGGAAAATAATTTAAATATGCCGAAATCAGAACTAGGACTCCACCCTACCCAAAAACCAAAGGGATTATTTGAATATCTAATTAAAACCTACACCAACGAAGGAGACCTCGTTTTAGATAATTGTGCTGGAAGTGGAACAACCGGAGTCGCCTGTATAAATACAAAGCGTAACTTTATCTTAATAGAAAAAGAACCAAAATATATAGAAATTATCAAAGAACGCATAAAGAATACGCAAGAACCACTAATCTAATGGGGAGGGGAAAATGAACAAAACTAAAATAGATTGGGCGGATTATACTTGGAATCCAGTAGTCGGCTGTAAACACGGATGTAGTTATTGTTATGCCAAAAGATTGAATGATAGGTTTAACTATATTCCAGATTGGACTAAACCAACATTCTACCCAGAAAGATTAGGAGAACCTTATAAGATTAAAAAACCAAGTAAAATATTTGTTGGAAGTATGTGCGATTTATTTGGTAGTTGGATTAAAGATAGTTGGATAGAAAAAATCTTAGAAGTAGTTGAGGAAAACCCACGACATCAGTTTATGTTCTTAACTAAAAATTCATACGGATATGATGAATTTAGTCGTAATCATTGTTATTATTATTATTTTCCCAAAAATGCTTGGCTGGGGGTAACCGTTACTGGGCTAGAAAAGGATGCACAAGAGAAAATAGATGAATTAAGAGTCCTTCCTTATGGTGGATATAAAACATATACCTTTGTTAGTTTTGAACCATTACTTTCCGATGTATCACAATTAGATATTTCTGGAATTGATTTAATAATAGTAGGAGCTATGACTGGTGTGGGAGCAATAAAACCTAAAAAAGAATGGATAAAAGGAATAAAGCATAAGAATATATTTTATAAAAGTAATATTAAGGAGATAAAATGATTAAATTTATAATTGGATTATTGGCTGGTGGAGTAATTACATTTATTATATTTATGTTTATAGCTATGTGGGATAGGACACAATAAAAGACTTGACAAATAGATTTTAATTGTTTATATTTAAATCAATGGATTAAATGGAGACCTGGACAAAACTGGAAGCCTTTTTCTTATAGGAAAATCAGTTGAGCTCTTGGTATCCGTTATTAGGCTTCTGTCTGGTAATCTCCACCGAGAGCTCTATTGATTTGATTATAAGGGACTTACTAAAGAACCAAGGAGATGTTCTTTATGAAAAACCATGGTCTAATAAAATGAAAACTAGAATTATCCAAACAAAAATATGGAGAGATTTATATTTTGTTTCTCTCTCACAATTAGAAAAACTATTATTTTTATACTTAATTACTAATGAAAAGATTAACCTTATTGGTATATACGAACTAACAGATAGAGAAATTTTATTTGATACTGGCATTAAGGAAGAAGAATTAGAAAAAGCGAAAAAAAAGTTTACTCTTGATAAAAAAATATATTTTTCAGGAGAATGGGTTAAAATAATAAATTATGATAAATATAATGCCTATATAGGTGAAAAAAACGAGACTGCTAAAGAAAAAGAACTCTCTTTTGTCCCTAAAAATATAATAGACTATGAATACCCTATCGATGGTGTATCTATACCCCATAGATACTCCGAGAATCAAAATCATAATAAAAATCATAATAAAAATAAAAAACCAAAAGAGGAAAAATCTAAAATTAATGAAATTTATGACCTCTTTATTAAATGTTTTAATAAAAATAAGAATCAATATAAACTGACTCCCCTTAGAAAGCAAAAGATTAAGTGTCGCCTCGAGGATGCTGGTGAGGAAATGTTACTCCTGGCGATAGAAAATACCTCTAAATCTGCTTGGCATCGTGGAGATAATGATAGCAAATGGGAAGCTGACTTTGATTTTATTATCAGGTCATATGAACAGGTTGAAAAACTGGCTAATATGCAGGTTAAGGGTATGGAAAAGGGCAAAGTGGTAGAATTATCCGAAGATGAATATCAAGAAGAATTGAGAAAGAAAAGTAGTCCATTTTAATAAAAGGAGGGATTATGGAAGATGAAGATAAAATAGCAGGAACTGTTTGTTGCTGTGGACTAATAGCATTATTCATATCAACTATTTGGTTTTTTATATCACTAATATTATTGCTAATTAATTATACTTGGAGATAATATGTACGAATATGATATTGATATAATAAAAGCAACGGTTGAGGGAGATGAATTAATAAACATTGTGAGTAATAATTTTCAACCCGAAGATGTCTTTAGTGTTGAAGAATTAGAAGGATGGGCAAAAGATAATGGTTTTGTTAAGGAGGAGGATTAGATGCAAGAAGTATCACAAAAAATACAAAGCACTATTAAGGGAAAAAGTTGGGCAGAATGGGCAAAAGATTATAAACCATGTTATTATGAATTTATGGATGATAACAATATCAAGCAAAAAGTTGAAATAACTGACTTTACAAAGGGTGCCATAGACTGTGGAGCAATGAGAATGATTAAAGGTGTTAGTGGAAAATATACTCCAATGATTACAGTACAGAGAAACCCTCAATGGGAAAGTGGTTGGCGTGGTACGGTCAAAAGAAGAAAAGAAGCAGACGGTTCACTAAATTCAATTAACAAATATATCCCCTTGAAGTTTTATCAATATACTGAAAAAATAAAAGAAAGCAAAACTCAAGAATTAGCTAAAGAAAAAAACTGGGAAAATATTTTAAACGAGTAATTTAATGAAAAAGATTAATGTAGTGGTGCAGGGATTGATGTATGGAAACTCTGGATTTGCAACAGCTACCAGAAATATTGCCTATGAATTATCCAAGCATGTTAATGTTAAATGTTTTGTCATGGATGATGATAATATTGATATTCTAAAAACCAAGAAGGGTAAAACTATTCGGGAATTATCTAAAAAAACTATTACAAAAACTCCTATCTGGATTACAATGACCCATCCTCTGGGAATTGCTCCTAATTGTGGTTATTCGGTTGGCTATGCAATGTTTGAAACAGAACATTTTCCTGCACCGTATGTTAAAAATTTATCCAAGCAAAATGAAGTATGGACACCATCAACATTTAATGTAGAAAATATGACTCGGGCTGGTTTAGGAAATGTTCATTTAATGCCACTTGGGGTTGACATGAAAGTATTTAATTATAAGAAAAAACCAATAAGAATTGGGAAAACCCCAGGCAGAAATAATTTTGTATTTTTATCCATAATGGGCTGGTCTGCTCGCAAGGGAGTAGAAGTTATGGTTAGGGCATTTTGCGAAGCATTTACCGCTAACGATAATGTTACTCTTTATCTAAAGGGTGGCTGGTATGATGAGTGGGCAGCTAAAGTAGAGGTAGAAAATATTAAGAGATTATTTAACAATGCTCCCAACATTGTTGTAGATTTCAAAACCTATACGATTAAGGAATTGCCTGGTCTCTATAGTGCCTGCGATTGCTTTGTACTTGCTTCGTTGGGTGAAGGTTGGGGACTAAATTATACAGAAGCAATGGCTATGAAAAAACCAGTAATAGCAACTCGTTGGAGTTCACAATTAGATTATTTAAACGATGAAAATTCATACCTTATTGATTTAGAAAAAAGAGAACCACTAAAGGTTTGTCCTAATGCGGATTGGATTTGTGTGGAGTATAAAGACCAAAAATTCGCCAATCCATCAGTTAGAAATTTAAGGATGCAGTTCAGGAAAGTATTTGAGGACAGAAAAGAGGCTACCGAAAAAGCACAAAAAGCCTATCGAGATGTAAAAAAATATACTTGGGAAAAATCAGTAGAAAAAATGCTCAAGAGAATCAAGGAAATAGATAAAAAGATGATAAAGAAAAAGGTAAAATTATAAAGGAGGCAAAATGGACAGAGAAGAATACAAGGAATTGTATGACAAGGTAATGGGAGATGAGGGTAGGAATAATAGTAATTGGGATTACACTCAAATTACTCATTTAATGTCTATGGAAAAAGCCACGATGGACATGGTTAAAGACAATAAGGGAAAAAGGGTTTTAAGTATTGGTTGTGGGAATGGTAGGGTGGCGTTTCAATTCGCTAAAGATGGTTGGAGTGTTACCGCAATAGATGCTTCCAAAAAAGCGATTGAATGGGATAATATTTTAGTCAAAAAACATAACTTTACTAATATTAAATTTGAGTATAAACTTATAGAAGAAATGACAGATGAAGAAATGAAACAGTTTGATGTAATTGAAATGGGACAAACATTAGAGCATATTGAGGATAAAGATATTGAAAGTGTAATGGAGAAAATTAGTATAGTCCCTATATTTATCGGGAGTGTTCCGCTAGAGAAATGCTTTGAAGGGGAGGCAACACACAGAAGGGAATTTTCTGTAAAAAGTTTAAAGAAGTTTTTGGAAAAATATTATACGAATGTTCACACAGAAGAACATTCAGCAATATCAGACGGAGATAAACCTAACATAATAATATTCAAGGCAACAAAATGAAAAGATATATAATACTTTGTGCGGGAAACGGTGAAAGATGGAACAATTACTTAAATACTCCGAAGCATTTTATCAGGGTAGATGGAGAGATAATTTTACAAAGAACAATTAAACTAATAAAACGCTTTGACGAAAAAGCAGAGATATTTATTGTTGCCAATGATGATATTTATAAATTAGATGGGACAACTCTTTATAAACCAACACTAGATAGTAATTTAAGCATTGATAAGTTTTTAAGTTCAGAGGAATTATGGTTAGATAAGGATTGTACTATACTGTTTGGCGATATGTTTTTCACTAATTCTGCTATGTATAGAATCTGTGTAAGTAACAAAGAACAACCATTACTTTTTTACGGCTTGGCTGGTGAAAATAAAGTCACAAAAAAACCTTATGGAGAGATATATGGTATTAGTTTTAATAAAGAATTTTCGCATAACATTAAACAGCATTGTGATATTATAAAGCAACGAGGCGATTTAAACATAGCTGGTGGGTGGATGCTTTATAGAAGTATTAACGGCTTGGCATTAGATGCACATGTAATCAAGGATTATTTTGTAGAGATACATGACTTTACAGATGATTTCGATAACTCAAATGATTATAATAGTTTTATGGAACAGCAAAAGATAATAAATTTTGGAGCAATAGAAAATATAGACCACACAAATGGAGCATATCATGTTCCTTGGGTCAGGGACTTAATAGATAAAGACAGAAGAAACATTAAAACAATTTTAGAACTTGGTTCAGGAAATGGAATGGACTCAATCTATCTTTATAATTATTATCCCTACAGTAAGGTTTATGGATTTGAAGCGAACCCAGGTGCTATAGAAATATGTAAGAAGAACCTGATAAACTTTCCAGAAATTACCTTGGTAGAAAAAGCAGTATCAGACAAAACGGAAAGAATTAAGTTTTATCCCGTTATAGACGGCAGACATTTGGCTTCAGCAATATATAAAGTAAAACCTGAATATCCTGAACATTTTAAGCAAACAGAAATAGAAGTAGATGCAATCAGGCTTGATGAATGGATGGAACAAAATAAGATAGAACCAATTGATATGATATGTATGGATATACAAGGAGCAGCACTCAAGGCTCTCAAGGGACTAGGTAAATACCTTAAAGATGTGAGATATATTATTGCAGAATTAGAGGTTAAACCAATTTACCAAGAAGAAGATTTACTCGAAGATGTTAAAAAATATTTAAATGATTTTGAAATTGTCGGTCAATCTATGGTAAATGAATATTATGGAGATTATGTATTTAAAAGGAGAGGAATATGAAAATAGCCTTATGCTCACTTGCCTACAATTCCGAGAGATATATTCCAGAAACAATCGGTAATATGGCTGGGTATGTAGATGAAATATGTGTCTTGGTTGATAGTAGAACTACAGATAAATCCAGAGACCAACTGAAAGACTTCAAGGCGAAACAAAAAGATTACGAATGGCAACATGATTTTAGTGATGCAAAAAATAAATGTGTAGAAATGGTAAGCCCTGATATTGATTGGATTATTTGGCTAGATGATGATGATAAATTAAAAAAAAGTGATTGCAAGAAATTAACCGACAGAATCAGGTCACTGAAGGATGATAATGTTGGCGGTATTAAATTGCCACAAAAAAATCATTATCCCGATTGGTCTGAAGATGAAGACGATTACTTGGTGGATTTTTATCCCAATACTCATCATAATGTTTTCAGGAATATTCCGACATTAAAATGTTTTAGGCGAGTGCATGAAGATTGTTTTGAAAATTCAATTAAGGAAGCTGGGTTTAAGGTTATTGAAATGATGGATATTAACAGACATCATCACGCTTGGAAGGGAAGTAGGGAAAAATTTGAAAGCGATAAGCACCATTATTTTGAATCATTGAGAAAATTAGATGATACTTGGAAAAAGGGAGACCCCTTGCCAGAGGGAGCAGAAGATATAAATAGGTGGGATAAATTTAAGGGAGCATAATTATGAAATTTGACCAAAAAAGAATTGCTGAACTATTAGCACCTTGGGGAAACTGTGAAAGACAGGTAGAAGTACCATTTCTCTTTGACAGTCTTCCCGAACCTCCAGCCAAAGTTTTGGATGTAGGCTGTTGCTATAGTTCTATCCTAGATGAATTAGGTAGATTGGGTTTTGAGAATTGGGGACTCGATATGATTAATTGTTGTGCAGGATTTGGTAGGTTTGTACACGGAGATGCAAGGGCTATGACCTTTCAAGATAATGAATTTGATGTCGCAACTTGTATGAGCACTATTGAACATATAGGGTTAGTCAGAACTCCCTACAATACAGACAAAATAGAAGACCCAGATGGAGATTTCAAGGCTATGAAGGAAATGATTAGGGTAGTTAAGCCTGGCGGATTGATTATCTTAACTATTCCTTATGGTAAGGGAAGTGAACAAATGCAAACATGGATAAAATTTTATGATAAAGAAAGAGTTAATAAATTAATAGAAGGTACTGAAATCGTAAAAGAACTCTATAGTATAAGAGAAAACGATATATGGAAAACAACGACAGAGGAAGAAGCCTCTAAGCCATTATCAACAAAAGATGTAATAAGTAATTTGAGTTTATTGCTAAAAGTAAAATAGGAGAAACCTATGAAAAAGAGACAAAAATGTCCTGCATGTAAAAAGAACAAACTGATTAAAGGTCAGGTTCTTTGTGATAAATGTTTTAAGTGGCAGGATGATGACTTGGTAGTAACACAAGAAGAAGTACAAAGAGGAATAAAAAACATAATGATGGTAGAGGATGAGGCATCTGACTTTACTTGGTGTGGTCACCCGATGTTTTACGAAATATTAGAAGAAATGAAATTGATTCATCATACCAAAAATCAGGATTATGCAAAAACCCAAGACCCTCTTTCAAATCTTAAAATGTGTGAAGAAATGGATATGCCTGCATGGAAGGGTGGATTAGTAAGAATTACGGACAAGGTAGCAAGATTATTTTCTTTTGCGAGAAAAGAGAGTTATGAAGTTAAGGATGAAAACTTTGAAGATACTTTGATTGATTTAGCAAATTATTCTGTTTTGACTTTAATTTTATACAGAGAATGGAAGAATAAAAATAAACCAGATACATATAAAATAAATAAAAATGGCAAATTAAATAAGGAGAAAAATGATTAACATTTCACTTTTATTATTTTCCTTCTACAATATGGCAGTTGGGGGAATAATTGTAATGATTTTAGCATCTATATTTTTTGGCAGGAAAAAATAATGTTACCACTTGATAATCAAATTGCAATAGATGGCCCGTTAAGAATTGCTGATGGCTACGGAAATATGACTATCGGTATGATTGAAGGACTTGCAAAAGAGGGTATTAAGGTATTCTCTAATCAAAACTGGGGTAGGATTGATTATGACGCATCTGACGAGGTTAGAGAGGCAGTTAAGAGAGGATTCGGTCAATGCAACTATGGAATTAGATGCAGTCAACCAGATTCATTTCATATTGGCCCAGGCAAGACCAAAATTGGCTTTTCAATGTGGGAATTTACTCATACTCCCAAGGCGAATTGGCGATTTATAAATGGTCAATGGGTCAAACAAATCAATTGGACTGATGGAATGAATAGGGCAAATATAAATTTTGTACCTTGTAATTTTTCCAAACAACTCTGGATAGAGGCAGGATGTAAAAAACCTATTTATGTTGTACCGTTGGGATTTAGTCCAGATATTTATCATTATTTTGATAGACCCAAAAGACCAAAATTTACTTTCATTGTGGCTGGCACATTATCTGCAAGAAAATGTCCCGATATGATTAAGGATGCTTTCCTAAAAGTATTTAAGGGAATCAAGGATGTCCAGATAATATTCAAAACTCCTAAACATTTACCACTTGTATTTAAGGAAAAAGATGAAAGAATTACCATCATAAACGAAACTTATTCAGAAGCAGAAATGAATCATTTATATACGAGTGGAGATGTATTCATATCAGCGACCCAAGGAGAAGGATTTGGATTGCCTGCCATTGAAGCCATGGCAACAGGTATGCCAGCAATAGTAACAAATTGGTCTGCTCCCACTGATTATATGGATGAAGATATCGGATGGTTATTAGATTATTATATGAAAAACATAGATAGTGATTATTTCATTAATCGTGGTGACCCAAAATCAAGGTGTGAAATATTTGGATTTGCCCAACCGAAACAAGACCATTTAGAACAAATTATGAAACATTGTTATGACCACCAAGAAGAAGTAAGGGAAAAAGGCAAAAAGGCTCATGAAAAAATGATTAATAATTATACCTGGCAACATACGGCTAAAAGAATAATTGATATATTAACAAAGGAGGAAAAATGAAACAGTTAATTAAAGTACACACGGCTGGTAGGGAAGATTTTATGTTCTTAAATTTTCTTAAAAATCCTATCATTACCGTAAATTACGAGAAAGACAAGGTTATTGCTAAAGCAGAGAGGATTATTTTTCAGTCAGATGGAGTATTCGCAGAAGTATTTATTGACAAAAAGTATGAAAGAGAGGTTGGCGAAAGTTATCTATGTCCATCATATATAGAACATAATGGTGGTTATGATGTATTTGAATTAAGTTTTGTACCTAAGGTTCTTGTTAAAAAAAGAATTAATTCTAAGGGAAAAAAGAAATATGGAAAGAATTAGATATGTAGATACAATTTTAAGTAAGTATCAGCAACATATTAATCTGGCTAGAAAAATATTATTATTTAAGAAAGATTGGTTTAGCATGAGAGATTTAGCTGGAAATATTACAATTAATAATGGAAGAATAACTGGAGATGGATATGGAAGAACAAAAAAAGATTAAAGTATTGTGGTATTCCGATACCCCTGTCTGTTCTACTGGATTCGGAGTTGTGGCTAAAAATATTCTCAAGGGATTAGTAGAAACTGGCAAATATGATATCAAGGTTATGGGAATAAACCATTGGGATGCTTGGTATGACCAACGGGAATATCCTTATAAAATTTATATAGCTGGACTAAACCCAGAAAGGGATAATCTTGGAAGGGAAGCCTTTAAGAGATTAATTGCAAATGAAGACTTTGATATACTTTTTACCCTAAATGATTTTAATGTTATTAATCATTTTGTTCCAGTTATCAAAAAGATAAGACAAAAGAAGCGATTTAAGTGGATAGCTTATTGTCCTCTTGACGCTGATTTTGTTGTTAAGGAAATGGTTTCTCATTTTATAGAAGCAGATTATCCCGTTGCCTACAACGAGTGGAGTAAAAAACTAATAATAGACAAGGTTCCAGAATTGGATGGTAAGATAAGGCAGATTTATCATGGCTGTGAAACTAATGAGTTTTATCCATTATCAGATGCAGAAAAAAAACAATGGCGTAAAACCTTTTTTCCAAAATTGCCTGAAAATGACTTCTTATTGATTAATGTAAATAGGAATCAATGGAGAAAAGACTTATCCAGAACAATGTATGCTTATAAATTATTCCATAAAAAGCATCCTGACTCTATGCTTTATCTTCATTCCAAGGTTAATGATACTGGTGGAAATCTAGTAGAACAATCTGCCAACATAGGGCTAGATTATAGAAAAGATATAATTTTTACGGAAAATCAGTTTGCTTCAGGAAAGGGCGTAACAATAGAAACACTAAATAGGCTTTATAATTGTGCTGATGCTGTTGTCTCTACTACACTTGGAGAAGGACATGGACTAAGTTGTACCGAAGCATTTTGTGTACAGGTTCCAGCAGTATTCCCCCGTAATACCTCTTTAATGGAGTTAATTGGAGATAATGAGGAAAGGGGATATTTGGCTGATTGCGGTACAACTAATTCAGAGTGGACAATGGCTTATGGTGATTCTAATTTTAAGCGACCATTAACCAATGTTGATAGTTTCGTAGAAAAATTAGAAGAAGCATATAATAATCGACAAGATACATCCAAAATTGATAAGGCATATGAATGGGCAAAGGCTCACGATTGGGGAATTATCCGCAAACAATGGAACGAATTATTTGATAAAGCCTTCAAGGATTTATGTACACTAAAAAGTATTAAAAAGGTCGGTAGAAACGATATCTGTCCATTTTGTAACAGTGGATTAAAGTATAAAAAGTGCGAATGTAGTAAAAATAACTAAGGGAGGATTATGTTTAAAGTCGGTTTTGGGATTATGTTTGGTTTAGGAATTTTATTAACCATTTTTAGTATTGGAATGTTATTCTATATGGGGATATTAGAAATATTGCACAGAAATTTTATTTTAGCGATAATGCCAATTTTTGGAAGTATTATGATAATTAGTTTTATATTAATGATGGTCGGATTATATTTTGAATCAAATAAGGAGTAATATGGAAATTTCTAAAGAAGAAAAAATAAAAATTATTCAAGAAAGAATATGTGGCAGAGGAGAAGCGGAAAATAAGCCAATTGGTCATCGATTAGCAGAATTTCTATATGAAGTTATGGATAGATTAGATGACCATGATAGGGAAATAGATAACTTATGGCACAAATGAATAAAATAAAAAGCATAAATTTAATCTACGAAATTTTATATGGCTCTGATGCTTATGGAACTACAACCAATGATTCTGATAATGATATAAGGGGAATTTATTTACCAACGCTTGATGAGTCTTTATCAATGCAGGAGTTACACGATATTCGCAAAGAAGATGAAACGGAAGATAGGGTAATGTACCCAATACAAAAGTTTTTTAAGTTGGCGGTTAAATCTAATCCATCTGTTTTTGAATGGTTGTTTGTGCCAAGCCAGTGTATCAAAATTATGAAGCCAGAAGGGAAATTAATTAGAGATAACCGATTGTTGTTTTTATCAAAAGAAATCTACAAAAGATTTAAAGGATTTGCAGTATCTGAATTTGGAGCAATAACTAAACTAACTGGCAAAACTGGTGAGAAAAGAAAAAAGCAAATACTTAAATTTGGTTACTCTCCCAAAAATGCGATGAATTGTATTAGGTTATTGGAGCAAGGAATAGAATTATTAGATTCGGCAAATATTACAATGCCAAGACCAAATGCAAAAGAATTAGTTGAAATAAAGATGGGCAAATGGGACTACAAAAGAATTACAAAGACCTTTGATGAACGATTAAGTTATTTAGACAAAATAGTACATAGTTCAAGATTGCCAGACAAACCAAGATACGATGATGCGGATAAATTATTAATTAGAATATTAAAAAATGAGTAAATCATATATTGAAATATTAAAGGATAAGAATAAATTAGATTATTATAATACTGGTTGCGACCTTGGAGTTTTTCAAAGATTGCCCAAACAAGAGAAATTGTTTAGCCAAGGATATACGGAAAGTATAACAAAAGACAAAAAGTAAACTTCCTATTGACAAATGTAATTTAATGATATAGACTATCTGTAAGTGAATATTAAAGGACACTTTATGAAATCACTTAAACAATTCATAGCACCTTAACGCAGGTTTTTTGTGGTAGGTGTTTTTTATTTTTAAAGGTGGAGGGGTTTACCGCCCTTTGCCTCTCCGCCTTTAAGGGTGAAAAAGCTCTTTGACAAATTGTTGTTTCAAATATTAATTAAGACAAGGAGATTTATGAAGATTTACCTCGATGATGACGGGTTTCCCCCGTTATTGAAGGGCGTAATTCAAAGAATAAAAGAAAAGAAATTTCAAACAATAATTTTAGTGCTTTTCATTCTATTTTTAACACTATTTATAGTTTTTAGGATAGATAAGCCAGAAGGAAGAAAGATAATACCAAATATAAATACAAAAATAATTTGTAATTTGAAAAGTTCTCCTATCGAAACATTAAAGATAGAAGAACCAAAAATGCCAGTAGTGGAATACTTACCACCGCCAATCATTGAGCCTATATCAGAACAAAGACCTGACATAGCTATTGAGACTTATGTTGGTGAGGCTTCACATTATACAGTTGCTTCTAGTTCAGATAGGACAGCTTGTGGAGAAACATTAATTGATGAAGCGTTGACTTGTGCCTTGCCTCCATCAATAGGAAAAGGAAGATTTGGCATGAGGGTTAGAATAACGAATTTAAGTAATGGATTTTCAGTAGTAGCCAAGTACAATGATTCTGGACCGTTCTGTGAGGGCAGAATAGCCGATTTAACGACTGGAACTCAACAGGCAATAGGAATGGATGGAATTGCTCCAGTAAAGATAGAATTACTACACACGGAGACTTCCCAAGTAACAACCAAGAGTTTTGCCTTCGGATATTGTACTGATTATGTAGCCTCAAAGTTTCCAGTAATATGGAGTGGAGATGCAAAACAATGGTTCTATCAGGCAGTAACGGCTGGTTACAAGACAGGGAACAATCCATCTGTAGGTGCGATTCTATGTACCAATGAAAGTTGGTATGGACATGTCGCAATAGTTGAATCGTATAATATGGATGGTACAATCAAAGTTTCAGAAAAGAACTATCAGGGGTGGAACCAATTAAGCTATAGGAATGTTCCATCAAACATAGGCACATATATTTATTAAGGACAATATTATGGGATTTAATTTTAAGCATTATGTGATAACAAAAACAAACGAGATTTTTAGAAAAAAGCAAGATAGTCAGAAAAAGAAGAAAGCAGAGAAGAAGAAATCTTAAGGATATGGGTGGTAGCCATTTAACAGACTACCATGAGTCTCGGCTTAAATGAGACTACCACCCTATCAGATATAACTAAAAAAAGGGAGATGGTATGAAATGGACTCAAGACTTAAAAAATAAGCTAAAAGAGACCAATGGAAACGAAAGAGAAATTATCAATTTTCAAAAAAAATATAGACCAGATTCGTCTATAAGCTACCTATCCAGATATTATCGTATGATTCGTGCCAAAAGTAATAATGGAACTAGCGGCTCTGGTGATGAATTTGTGGATTTTTTATCAAGAGGCAGAACTTATCATGAAATAAGTGAAGAATTGGGATTAGGGGAAAAAGAAACCAATGAAAAACTAGACACAAAGGTAGAGGGATATGATTTATTCAGAACAAGGAATAACTTTCAGGAAGAATTATTTATTTATATCCCCGAACCGCCTAAAAAAATTGAAGTAAAACCAAAGCTTTGGACTTATCGTATTGCAGAAAAGAAGCCATATATGTGGATTACTTTTCCAGATGATTTGCAATTCAGTAAAATAATTGTTGTTCCAGTTGCTGATGTTCATGACGGAGCATTTGGCAGTTTAGAAAAAAAGTTTGACGAATATTTACATTGGGTAGCAAGAACGCCCAATGTTTTTATTTGCCTAGTGGGTGATTTATTGGAATTTGCTCATGGCGAAACACTGCATGGGGTAGCTGTCCATGAACAAAAAGTAAGACCATATACCCAAATAGAAAGAATGACTTATAAGCTTGCTCCAGTTGCTCATAAGATTTTATGGGCTGTTCCAGGTAATCATGAAAAAAGAAGTAGAAAATTTGACATAGACCCATTAGAGATAATTTGTGATAGATTAGATATTCCCTATTTCAAAAGAAGCGTATATGTTGATATAATGTGGAATGGATATGTTTATGATTTCTTTTGCAGACATGGAGTAACTGGCTCACAGACAAAAGGTGGAAAATTAAATGCTGCTTCCAAACCATTATCTTGGCAAGACTTTACAATGTTTACTATTATGGCTCATGTCCACGATGCAATGGTTAATTCAATTCCAAGGGTTTGCAGGGATAGAGTAAATTTTGATTTAGTTGAAAAGAAACAATATGTAATTATATGTTCATCATTTTTAGGATATTTTGGTACTTATGCCGAAGATGCTGAATATTCGCCAGGTAGTGTAGGAGCAATTGCTTGTAAATTATACAAGCAGGGAGATTATCACGCCTCTACATAATTGTTCTTTGAAGGTTGGATATGTGAATTAACAATTAAGGTCAACGAAAGGGATGTTATAGAGTAGTTGGCAAAAGCGATTCATCTTCCCCATATCCAACTTTGAGAGAACAATTCTCTCATACAACTTAATAAAGGAGATGGTTGAAGTGTCCAAGATAATCTGTCCGATTTGTGGAAAGGAAATGACAATCTTTCGCAAAGGAGATGGCACTGTGTTCTTCCTTTGTGAACATTGTGGCTATCCTGAAGTCATTGATTAGGAGGTGATGCCAAAGTGGAAAAACACCACTTGTATTAACTACCCTAGACGGCATTACCAGACACGACTCGAAAGGAAGTTTAGGAATCTTCCCCAACATGTAGTAATGCTTGAGCATGATGCTCACCAATTATTGCATGCTATGCAAAATCCTCCCCAGAAGCCCTCAACTAACGAGATGAGAAAGGTGGTTGAAAATGCTACACAAGGAGTCAGCCCAAGCCCAACTCCTAGAGCTTCGAGCCCTTGACCAGGCAATTTTCATTCTCCTGCGTTTTGTTCATCTCATGATAGATGAGAGCATAGCTTGGGAGAGTGATACGAACCAGCTACTTTGGTGGCTTTATGGCGAACTGTCAGGTGGGATTTATCCCCAAATCCATCAATACATGCTCGACCTGACTATGGAAATGGATGTGATGTATGATGATTCACCCCCCGAAGAAGACAATAATCATCAATGTTAGGGCGACCTGTCCAAAATGCGGTGGGACAATTGTCTCGACAATCCACAAGAAAAAGAAACAATGGCACTGCAACTCATGCTCCACTTCTTTCGTTCTCTACATCAAGTGGAGACCACGCTAGAACAAGGGGGTTGATTATCAATCATAAAAGTCAAACAGACCTTTATGTATTTCAACCCCTTCCCTTCCTCAAAATTTAACAGCCATAAAAATATTAATTAACAGGTAGAACGATTATTTGTTTATAGCAAAGGGTTTACGGTTGATAAGATTTTATCAAGATTTAACAAGCAGTAATAAATTATTTAACACTTATGAATAAAATAATAAAATGTAGATTTTGTAAAGAATCACATGGAATAATTAAATACTATGTTATTAACTATAATGTAGAGTCACCAAAACCATATCACCCATATTGTATTAGAAAAATAGCCGTAGATAATATAGAAAAACTATCAGATGTTTTTTTAGTAATAAACGGTATAAGGGTTGTAACATAAAAAATAATAGGTTAAGGTTGTAACATAAAATAATCCATGTTACAAGGAAAAATAATGAATCCTAATGCAGATAAAAATTCAGACGAAATGAAAAAGCTTAACAATCTATTAAGTGAGTTGGCAAAAATTAGTTTAGGTACTGGTATGCCTATTGTTAATCAACCTGGTTCTAAATTTGGTGGATGTAATAATCGTGAATGTCCACACATTAATGCTATTATTCTTTGTATTAATGGTATTAATCAATTAATACAGGATAATAAAGAGATAAAACAAGACTTTAATATGTATCTGACTAATGAAGTAAAAAAGAAATACTCTAAACTTTTAAAAAAATGAGAAAAAGAGAATCTACATTATGGAAATGGTATAGTGAATATATAAAGATTAGGGATTGTTTAGAAACAACAGGTACTATCAATGAAGGAATTTGCATAACTTGTCAAAAAAGAGTCCCTAGATTTGGTAGTCATGCTGGACATTTTATTCACGATAAGAAATCAACATACTATATAGAGTTCAATACACATCTTCAGTGCTCACATTGTAATCATTACCTTAGTGGAAACCTAGGGCTATATGGTGTCGCCATGGTAGAAAAATATGGCAAGAAGGCAGTACAGGAATTAATTAGAAAATCAAATCAGGAAGTAAAACAGTTAAAGAAATTTGAGATTAAGGAGATGGCAACTAAATATAGGCTCTTGGTGAAAGATTTACTAAAAAAGCATGCGTAAAAACATGCTTTTATTTTTTTAAGTCTGTTTAGGTACTTTATGACCTATTAGCATTGAATATATTTTTTTAATAAATTAATTATTGAAGATATTAAAGCAACAACCATTGCTCCGAGTAAAACCATATTCGGAATAAAGCATTGAAGGCTTAACCCTGATGTAGTAATTCTTACTGAAACTTCATATAAGTAAACAATAAGAACTGGAATCACTCCAAAAACTAAAAAATTATTAAACCATTTTCTCCAATCACATTTATTTAATGAAAATTTTGCACTTTCTACGATTTTTACCATACTTGACTCCTATTTTTAGTCTATTATAACTTATTTATGTAGATTATCCTATAAAACGAGTTTAAATCGTTGTAACGGGCTGTGAAGAGCTTACAAGCTATTTTATGGAGTAATCTCCTCGTTGTCTCGCTTTCAGCTCACCTATTTTGCTCTTATTCCACTGGTCAACCCTGGAAAAATAACCAACCACCCTACTTATACCATAAACATTAGTACTACCGCAATGTTTGCAAATTATTGTTTTATCTTGTTTTTTATTAATCATTTAGTGTTCTCCTACCATCTTTTGTTTTGTTGTGGCAATCAATACATAGTGTTTGCCCATTATTAATATTCCATAATTCTTCACATAATATTGCGTCTTCTAAATTATTAATATTATATTTTTGTATAATTATTGCTATTGGTTTTAGGTGATGTGCTTCAAGATAACAACTTCTTTTTCCACATTCCTGACAAGTCCAATTATCTCTTGTAAATATATCACTTCTCCATTGACGATATTGGAACAGACTTCTTATCTTCTTTTTCAATGAGGTAATTCCACCCTTCCAATTGGGATGATTTTTGCCCTTTATCCTCATTGTTCTTATATTATTGGCTTTTTCTTGTCCATACATTTCTTCATAAGATTTACCCTTATGATTATGTCCAGACTTATATTCCCAATCAGAATTTTCCCTAACCTCTTTTTTAAATCCACAACCACAACCACAAGTTCTTATTTCACGGGGTATTCTGGGTTGTGCTCTATTTTTATATCTATGGCTACATTCTCTTGAACAAAATTTTTGAGGTGGTTTATTATACCCAATATCATAAAAGGCTGTGCCACAAATACAGGTATGTTTAATTTTACATTTTGCTTTTTCCATAAATATCCTAATAAATTGGTTAACCTAATGCTTTATTGAAGACTGTTTTTCCATATATCAAATTCCTCAATTAATTTATTATCTGCATCTGTTCGTGGCTCTTTTTTACATTCATCTAATTTCTTTAATAATTCTTCATTTGCCTTTTCCAAAAACTTTCTTGTTGGTTTTCCTATCCAATATTTAATGTCTTCTTCTGTTGGTACTCTTTTTAATCTTTTATCATAAGCATCAATTACTTCATCTCTATTTTTGAACGGAGCTAATAATCTTTCACAAGCCGCAATTAAGAAATCCTTAGTATCTTTTCCAATCCAATAATTTATTTCTTCTTCTGTTGGATTTTTTAATAATCGTTGCTGGTAAGCCTGTATTACTTCTTCACGATTTTTGAATGGCATAGAGCCTCCTTGTTTAGGGTGTAACCAACCGATTACCCCATAGTTATTATGATTAATAATATGTGCTGGACTTCCTGCTGGCCAATTTTGGCTAAAAGACCTAAAATTATTTCTATCTCCATCAATAAATATTTCAATGTGTCCTGCATCTGCTACCCTTGTTCCATAAACCATTATATCACCATATTGAGGATTACTCCCTTGTTCTATTGGTATTAATTCAAAATACTCATATGTTAATGCGTTTGGTTGAGTAAATGCTTCATAAGCCCATTCGTGTCTTATTGTTGCCCTATCAATTTTAAGTACTTCATCTAAATACTTAAAGGTTAAATCCATACATTGATTAATATTGTTTGGGTCTTCTGCCTCTACATATTGACCATTATATTTATTTATAAATTCTTCAAATGTCATAAATTACCTTATTTAATATCTACATCTGGCTTATCTATAATTGTAAACTTATCAGTTATAAACTCTTTGGTAATTGTTCTTAACGGATTAACCTGATAGGTTATTGTTTCCTTTAGTCTGGCTTCACCTAAATCTGATTCATACGGAATAATTTGATGGGTGATAACTTTGTTTTGTCCAATAGGAACATTACTAATTCCAGACGAAGGAATATGTACAATATCTCCGTTAATCAAGTCTTTTGTAACTGTTGATGGCAAATTAGCATGTTTATTATATATTACCTCTATTTCTAAATCTTCACCTTTTGCAACAATCGGAGTTAAAACTTTAGCACTTTGAATATCTATGGTTTGATAAGGATAGACTAACCACCATCCAACCAATAATAAAAACCCGAAAGCTAAGGTTAAAACTATCCAACTAAAAACATTTAATGGTTTTAAGTGATACTTCATATTAGATACCTCCATTACGAATTACTAATGCTAGTAATGCTACAATAACGGCTAATAAAATAGTTCCGACCATACCATAAACTATTTTTTTAATAGGGTCAAATTCGTCTTTAGTTACATAATCTTTTTCCAACTTACAGTCAATTTTATCAACTGTCTCCTTAATATTAGTAACCTTTTCATCAAGTCGGTCTAAACTGATTGGCTTGTTATTTCCCATCATTTCTCCTTTTCTTAAATTTATATTTATGTTCTAAATAATAAAACCATTCTTCTGACTTGCATATAAGGGATATAAAGACAATACAGAATATTAAAAATAAAATGATTACTCCCATAACCTGAAAGATAATTTTTAGTATTTCCATATTGTCTCCTTTTGTTATTTTACACTAATTATATTCCTATTGCTATCCAATTAGCTGTTTCGCTTGCATTATTACCAGCGTGGTCTATTACTTGTGCAGTAAATCCAGTACTAGAGACTGCCGAACACCTAAAAAATGCATTGACTGCGGCAGCAGTTACTACAGTTCCTATTACTATGGGAGTACCCTTAAATGCAGTTGGAAAGGTTATTGCTGTACTACCTGTAAATGCGTGTGTTCCAACCTGTATAAAACAATTTGTGGTAGATTCATTATAATTAGTAGTCCCAGCAGTTCCCCAAACAGTTGCACTACCACCTTTTCTGCTTTTAACCATTCCATTTAATAAACTAAAATTATTTATTGACCCCTGAATATGCTGATTACTTTTACCTGTAGCGTGTTTCCAAAGAGATGATTCTTCGTGATAAACCGTTGGAAAACTAGCTTCTTCAAGTTTCCAACCATCAGTTCTTATTTTTTCTGTACTTGCACTATAAACACTAACCTTAACATAATAAGTAGTTGCTGGTAGGGTATAATTACACTTTGCCCTAATAATTTTAGAATCATCTATATCTGTATCAAATGATGCAGTAATTAGGGTTGTTTCCGTAGTACTTCCTAAGCTCGTTAAGCTCCCATTGGCGTTAGTTGTAAATGCCTCAATTTTTAATATTGCACTAATACTTGCTGCTGCTGTATTTCCATTTTGACCGTGAGTGCCGATATCTGCAGAAAATGTGTATTCTTTTTCTGCTATAACATTTCTACAAGCGATTTGATACGCATAATTAAGATTATCAACAGTTATGGACTGTGAACCAGTTAAAACAGGAAAACCAAATTCTTTCCTATTTATACAGGGAAATCCTTCCATATACCAATTAGGCTTTATGGTTGGATTAATACAATCATAGTCTGGTTGAAGTGCCCTTACATTATTAGTTACACTCCATTCTTGATTAAATAAATCATTTATATTATTATAAGTTATTTCAATTAAATCATTGGTTGTTGTCATATTAGACCGAGCCATAACACCAAAATAAAAATCGCCAGTATAACTTTTCCAAGCACCATCATAGTATTTACTTGCACCATCAGCATAACTATCAGAAGCATTATCGTGTTTAAACTCAAAATAATTTGTTGCATCAAGTCCAGCAGCAGAAATGACTATCCAATATCTTGCTTCGTGGGTAAGGGCAAAACCTGCAGGAAATGGGAAATAAAATAAACTTTCTGGGTCATAAAATGTAGTCCCACCAACATATCTTTCATCTATGCTAACAGTAGCACTAGGGTCAGCTAATGTCCCTGACGGAGAGCCAGCATTATCTGTTTCCAACCTTACGGTAAAGTTACCACCAAGCATTAAAACAAAACTTCTAATCAATTTCAACCAAATGCCAGCACAAAAAGTATATGTCCAAAAACTATATAAGGCATTACTATCCCAAGTAAAACTTTGTGCCATTTTTGTAATACTTCCAGTAGTATTATCTAATCTTTTAACTGTTTCTTGTGTTAAGCAAGACCTAACCATCACTGGATATACTCCAGTAGCACTGACAGTATTCAATAATGGATTGTTTAATAATTCGGCATTATGGTCTTTTAATAAATTTTTACCTGAACCAATTTGATAATCCATTAAAGAAATAGGGTTTTTGAAAAACAGTTTATCATCCTTACTTTTTATCCAAACATCTTCTCCGTCATTTAACAATCCTTGCTCTAGTTCAGACCCATCAGCAGTACCTATCCTAGCCTTACCATCAATATCAAAGATGAATCCAGAGTCATCAGACAATAATGAAGTAGCGTTTCCTCTAATACCATTTTTATCTAATTGTACTCTCAATACATCATTTTCATCATAGATTGAAATAGACCCTTGTTTATTGCCAGACCCACCGATAATTACATCTCCTAAAATAGCAGTAATGGCAGATAAGCCTGAAGTAGTAATTCCCACCGCAGTTATTCTGCCATTTTCCATATATATTTGACCATCTGGGCCAGTAATATTTACATTTCCACTAACCGCCAAAAGACCATAAGTTCCGTTAGCCATCTTGCCGAAAGATAAAACAATATTGTCATTCGCATCCCTAATAGTATAGGCATTTTTAGTTTTTTCAAACTCTGAATGACCATCATAAGATTTCTGATTATTAACCTGACGGTATTTTGAATAACGGTTTATAGACATTTATTCTCCTTATCGGGCAGTAACCCAGAACCTAACCATTGACCATACTTGAATTGTTGTTGGGATATCTACCGTTGCCTGAATTTTTAAAGTAACATTAGTTGAAGCAGCAATATCACGATAACCATATTTAATATCCGAAATTAATCCAGATGTTTGCGTAAAATTCCAATTATCTCCATACGCAGTTGCCCAAACATTACTAGAGTTGTCGATTAACCTAACTTGTGATGTATTAACGACTGCTCCTCTTACTTTTGCGAAAAATTCAAAATGAACTCTATAGTTTACATCTAGTCCTGTAATAGTAACAGTTGCTGGAGCATCATCTCCGTCAATAGTATCAATATTCCAAACACCATCTACATCATAAAATGTACTACCAGCAGCAACATTAACATTTTTATATGCACCGATATAATACATTGTCGGATTTAATGGCTTATCCGTAATTGCTCCTGCATCAAAAGCAGTACCATCTTTCAATGCCTCTAAATTACCTTTTAATAAATTTAGATAAGATGAACTTACTGTACCCTTAAAACTAATTGATGGAATTACTTGCCACATTTTTGCCTCCTTAATAAAATAACCACAAGCATTATTGCTTATGGCTATTTATAGCTTTGAATTTAATAAATATTATTTTTTCATTATTGAATCAACGAATTTTAGGACTTTTTCCCAACAAGTTGGGCAAATATCCACTCTAACTTGCTCAAATGTTTCCTTTAACTCTCCCTTTTCGTCTGGTTTCATAAATTTTTTTGAACCAGCCATTCCACCAGCTAAAAGTGGTTTGCCACCTTCTGCCTCTAAGGAAAATTCTTCTTCGCAAATATCACATTTTGCTCTGTTCACTTTGGACATAATTTCTCCCTTTAAGAATTAATTAATATATACATATATCGAAACCGTCTGCTATTGATTGGTCAGCAGTAAACCAACTATCTATAAATACTTTCTCTAATGTTAAGGCTTGTACAAAATCATCAACCAATTGCCATCTATTTCTTACTATTTTAAAGGTATCATAGTTACCATCATAGTCAGTTTGACAACTAATCTTGTCTCCTGGTTCTAATCTTACATCACCAACCACATCAATGTCAATGAATTTAGTTGGGTCTTTCAATTCATCTAACCTAAAATCAGCCAAACTTTCAGCGAAATATTCATCATCAATAAAGTTATTTTCTATTTGTAATTCCTGAACCCCGAACTCATCCAGTAGGTCTGTATCTTCTCTTATAACCTCAATTCCATTATCAATAACTCTGGCTGGGATGCCAAAAATCTCTAATTTTGTGATGTAAGCCTCTTGGGAACTTCCATTATAGAATATCATTTTTGCATCTTTGCCAAACCCATACCAACTTGTAACGGTAATTAAGTTACTTAAATCTGTCCCCTCACCGTCTGATTGGGAATTGGCTCTATAATTTGAAGTACCTGTGGTATTAGCAACTGGTTCTGCCAAAGATAAACATGGCAAATCCCTATTTTCCTCATCATTAATATTTGCCCAAATAGTTATTGTCTCTCCAGGAGATATTTTATCGGCAGTAGCATGAGTATAAACTCTTTGAAAATCGCAGACCTGTCTTGGTAGAGACTTAACAATAATTCTATTTTTCATTTTTTGTGAAGAAACATTATATGATAAATTTGAGATATCATCAAAATCAAATACTCTATCTATAGTATTATCCATAGCGTCATGATTTTTGCTCCAAAACCTTAATACTCCTTGTTTATCAAAGAATATTCTGCCACCTTCAGCTTCTGCAAGCATTTGCATATAATACCAAATTGAACCTTCCTGAAACCAGGCAAATCTTACAACATGATAGCTTTCCTCAATAATCATTTGGTCATCAGTTAGTCCTGCCTGATATGCCAATATTTTTATTAAATCAGAGGCGGTTTGGTCAACATACATATTAGGAGTAGCTGTAGTATCTTTTAGTTCTACAGAGAAGTCTAAACAATGAATATCTGCCACATCATCTCTAATATTTGGAGTTATTTGTTCGCTGACTCCAGTAAACTGAATAACATCTGAACCGCTTAAATCGTTTGGCTTTTCCTTAAATCCAGTATTAACTCTTATAATTCTTTTAGGCTTAATAAATTCGCCAATAAAGTCATTATCAAATGCCTCTGATTCGTAGTCGTTGACCCGTAGTTCATCAATATGCGAATGAGTCACATTGTTGAATATTCCAATTTTACCAGTTGTGTAAGTGGAATCAGTAGTTACTAATACTGGAGTATCGGTATTAAAGTCAATTTTAGAGGTACTAATATAACCTTCTATTTCATCTCCCTTACATTTCATACCAAAATAATATGCTTGTGAAACAGTCGTATCGTAAGTAGCCGTTGCTAAATCAGTTACTATCCCAGATACTAATTTTTGTAAAGCAATAGTGTTCTGGTCTTTAGCTATAAAACGATAGCAATTATTTTCATCAGTTGCCCTTGCATAAACTCCTTGTTCTATTCCTCTTATGTTCTGAAAAGAAATATTGTCTAACTTCATATTGCCGAGAGTATCTGATGCCCTATTTGTAAATACACTAAACTGTATCCCATCTGTATCTGTCGGATTATATGTTCCAGTTCTTCCTGTAAATGAATTTTTATTTATTGTAATTCTGTACCAAGTTTCGCCAAGTGGAAATAATTTTTTATCAACAATATAATGTAAATAATTTAAGAATGCTCCAGTTGTTAGATAAACATCAAGATAATTAATTTTAGCTAAATCGGCAGTTGATGGGGTCTTAAAATCAAATGAAATATAATCAAGTGAAGAAAAATCTATACTCGTATTTGGAGCATATCTGGCATAAGAAGAAGCGTTTACAGCAGTTGTTTTATTAAATACCAAACTTCCAGTTCCTTCTTTTTTATCAGAAGTGTCTATTGCTGGAGCATCTCCCCTTACAACAATCCAGTCAGTTGTAGCATCGCAGGCATTATATTGAGTTGGTGTCCAAATAGATTGTAATTTTGCCTGATAGGTACAGTCAGAATAATCCCCAGTTGTTTTTTGTAGTCCACCCTTAACATCATAATCAGTTGGAGAAGTGGAAAGACGAAGTTTGTCAAACCAAGTTGAACCTGTCCCACTATCAACCTTGCCAGCGTGGAAATAGATGTTTGAGTATTTTGCACTTGCATCAGTTGTCCAATCATATAATTGTTCTGTCCAGTCGTGAGTTGAACCAAGATACAAGTTTGTTCCGGTTGCAATTAAATTCCAATTAGCGTCATATTCGTTTAGCTTAAAATAAGAACTATCGCCAGCATCATCACTCCTTAATCCCTGAGTTTTCATATACCCAGAAAAATATAAATGCGTATTTGGTGGAATTACACAATAAGTTCCATCTTGAACAGCACTTGAATTAGTTGAAGTAGTATCTATCCTTTTTGAGTGGCTGCCGTCAAATTTAACATCGCTATCAATATGAACAGACATTATTCCATCGCCCTGTGTTGCAGAATATCCGTCATGTCTGGTGTTAAAAGATGAACCTTCTTCAAAACTACCATTTCTAATAAGTTCTGTTCCACCAGTAATACCCGCATAACCAGCGTTCATTTCATCGGTAGTATTAGCATTTTTGGTGTAGACGGCTTCTAATGCAGCAATATTAATATAATCAAAATAATCAATAAATGGACTATTATTATTTAAGGTAATCATGGCATCATCAAAATAAGCTACATCACCAGAAACAGTAACCTGCATATTTATTTTCCTATCCCTTCCTTCAGATGTTTCATTAATGTCTAGTGGAACATAACACCTTTGATAAGTATTATCTAACACAAATGAATCTTCGGAATAATCTAAAACAGTATCGCCACTATCAGTAATATTAACTCGTAGATACATCGTTCCACTACCAGAAGCATAAATACTTCCAATATATGAAGCACCAGAAGAAATAATCCTATTACCCGAACCTATAAAATAAGAATCACAATAAATTCCAGTATTAACGGTATGGGCGATATTTTGTACTTTCATGCAAGTATCGCCATCATATTGACCGTCAGAGGTTTCAATTATATCTCCATTTCCAGAGGCTAGAACATTCCAACCAAATAGACCATAACTTTCAAAGCCTGGATTACGAATTATAACATTAACACTATCTTGGGGAGTATATCTATCCGTAGTGTTTGATAATTTAATATCGCATTCAGAAGAAACGGACTGGTAATCATCTCCATATAATTCATCTAATCCTTCTGCTGTCATTAAATATTCAGACTCGTCAATATATTTAACATTATCAACTTCAGTGATAATTCCTTCAGGTGTTTCGTCTTCTGCATATAATATATCGGTTACCAAATATCCCCTATCTACATTTGGTTCATCGCACCTAAACCATGTGACTACGGTATTTGATTTATCCCAATTTACCAAACATTTTGCAGTTGGGAATCTTGAAACATTATCAACAAGTGATGCGACTTCAGTGCTTTCTTGCATTATACTTTACACTTCTGTTAAATGAATACCTACATTGGAACGATATGTCCCAGAACCAGCAATATATCCATGGTCAACAATATCAAGATAAACGGTAGTGTTTAACCCTAAATCATTATTAACAAAAGTGACGGCAGTACCAGTTTCAAATATTGTTTTAATATCATTATATTCACTTAAGGTGGCACGATTTAAGGTTATGTCCCAATCATATTTAATATTACGCATAGCCCTTCTGCGACCATTGTTTAGATTTCTAGTAAAAGAAGAACCAGCATCAGGACTTTCCTTTGCTTCATTGGGTTTTATTGTAAGTGTTCCATTTAATATAAACATAATTTACTCCTTATATTGCGATTCTTCTTTGCTCTTGTTTTTCCATATCATTCATCTTTCTCTTAAATTCCCTTAATTCACCAGGAGATGCAATTATTACACCTGGGTTTAGATTGTAATTTATTTCATAGGTATTGGAAGAAGCTGTTCCCCTACCTTGTAATGGACTATTACCAACATTAATATTTGCACCAGATAATGATGATAATTGATTATTCAATAATGGCATACCCTTCTTCAATCCAGTCACATAATTGTCTATAAGCTCACCCCCCCATTTTTCTGCTGGCAATAACGGGTTATAACTTTGATGTAGATAATTTACAATAATATCCCAAGCACTTTTTACAGCACCACTCATATTATTTAATTTAGACTCTAACCCTGCAATAAGATTTTTTATTAAACCAGCACCAGCATCCCACATTTCTCCAGCAATTGACCAAATACCATCTTTAATTTTAATGGCAACTTCTCTACCTTTGTTATATAAATTTTCTAACCAACCAACAATACCCTGTGCTACATTTGATGCTATTTCTGCTCCCTTATTCCATGCATCTCCAATTGAAGAACCTATTCCATTTATTACATTCCCTAATGCTTCTTTCCCCTTATTCCATAAATCGCCAAATAATTGTGCAATACCCTGACCTATTCCCTTTACCACTTCCCATCCAACGGATAGAAAACCAGCAAGAGCATATGGAAGTGCCATCGCTGCTATTTGTCCCAAAAGAAAACCAATTTGAGTAATTAGTTTTAATTTACTCTGTTCATTTGTTGCTCCCTTGCCAACAGCATCTGGTATCTTTTCTCCAGCTTTTTCTATTTCTGGTCTTTTCACTTCAAATAAATTACCAAAAAATTCACCTAGTTTCCATGCCTGACCAATAGGACCAGTTAATGATAATAAAACTTCTCCCCAATTTATCTTTGCAAAAAACTCTTTAATTTTAGTACCTATTGATTTCCAATTTAGCCCACCAAACCATTCTCCCAAATTCCATGCCATACCGAAGGGACCTGTAATAACTTTTAACACATCTTTCCAATTTATTTTAGAAAATGTTTCTTTCAGTTTTCTACCTACTATATTCCAATTAATTCCTCCCATCCATTCCCCTAAGTTCCACGCCATACCGAATGGGCCAGAAACCACCTTTAAGACTGAAAACCAGTTTATTTTTCCCAGAGCCTCTCCTATTTTTTTACCGAGAGGAGTCATAGAAAATTCACCTATCCATGTACCTGCATTCCATGCCATTCCAAATGGACCAGATATAATCTTTAAGACTGAAAACCAGTTTATTTGGCTTAATCCCTTTCTTGCCCATTCTCCTATTTCTGCAAATGGATTACCCTCGCCCTTTAGAAAGAACGATTGTATTTCTTTCCACATAGCATCTCTAATTTTTGTTAAAGCACCCTTTAATCCCTGTAAAACCTTATTGATGTCTCCAAAGTCTTTTTCCTCAATGCCTAAAAAACTAGCAAGTTTTTTTCTAGCAGGAATAACAAAATTTTGGTCAATATAGTTAAGAACACCATCTAATGCTTTTTTTACATTATCTCGAAAAACACTATACCCAAAATGTTCAGGACTTAATCCAAGAAAATTTAATAATTTATCTTGTACTGATTTAACAAATTTTTCTATATTTATTATAGTTTCGCCTAATTTATCTGTAATATGTTTTTTAAATGCTTCGCCAAATAATAAGACTGATTTTATGCCATCACTAATTTTTGTAATCAACAATTCAATCTTATCCAAAAACCATTCTTTGATTGCCCTTCCAGCATTAGTTACATTAGATATAAATACTTGAAATTTACCAACGATTTCTCCTAGCTTATTTGCCAACCAGACAACTGCTGAATTAACTAACCTAATTTCTATTGTTAATAATTGTATTACTTCAGCTAATCCTTTAATAAATCCTGCAATAGGTAAAGATAATACAAATCCTATAACTTTCACAAGGAATAAAAACCCTTGCCAGACATATCCCAAAACTACCTTTAATCCACCTAAAGGAGCTAATGCTTCATCCAGAGTCTTAACAAATTCTGACCATGCTTGCCTTAAACTCGATGTTGCTTCTAAAAATTTATCTTTTATCCCCCAAAAATTATCCTTAAATGCAACATACATACTTCCTAGTGAGGCAATGACTGCACCTATAGCTAGAAGTAGTGGCCCTAACGAACCGCTTAGTCCAGCGAATAATCCCTTTGTTGCTGTAGCGGTGGTTGCCGTAGAAGTACCCCACCCCGTTATAGCGGATGTACTATTGGTAATCTGACTAGTTAGTCCTGACATTTGTATTGCACTGGTTGCTTTTTTTAAATTACCAAGCATAGTAATCAATGACCCAAGTCCCTGTAAGGCATATTGAGTACCCTTAAATACCAACCCCAAGCCTTCCTTTAACATACCTAAAGCAATTAATAGTGGACCGATAGCAATAACTGCTAATCCAATTTTGACAATAAATGCTTTTTTTTCATCGCTTAATTCACTAAACCATTTGGTTACATTTCTAATCACTTCACCTAATTTTTGCATCATAGGAATTATCGTTGGTAAAATTGCTTCACCAAAATCTATAATTGATTGTTTTATTTGGTTCATTGTTATTTTGAATTGACCAAACGAACTTTGTTCCATTGTCCCAGCCATTTCATTTGTGGCACCAGAAGCATTATTTACAATATCTACATATCTTTGATATTCTTCATCTGTCCCCTGTAAAAGAGAAAGCATAGCAGAACCAGCACGAACATTAAATAATTTTGCTAAAGTATTAGATTTTTCTTCATCAGTCATACCCATAGTTGATTTTCTAATATCATTTAAAATTGTGGGAAATGGTTTTAATTTTCCTTGAGCATCCCAATAGGTTATATTTAGTTTTTGTAATATTTCTTGGGCTTGATTACTTGGATTAATCATTTGGGATAATGCTTGCCTTAAATTAAATCCAGCTCTGGCAGCAGGAACACCTCTATCCGCCATAACCATCATAGCCGAAGATAAATCTTCAAAACTTACACCAGCAACATCGGCAAAAGCAGCCGATTGTTCTATGTTATGAGTAAAATCTGAAAAATGAGCTTGAGATTTTTGTACCGAAACGGAAACAATGTCCATTATCTTTGTTAGGTCATAACCCTTTCTTTCCCAGATATGTAACATTTGAGATGAAAATTGAGTGGCATCACCTAAATCTAATTGAGCAGCTTCGGCAAATTTAACAGCAATTGGCAATTGTTTTGCAGCTTCTGCAGCAGAAAATCCAGCAGAGACAAATTCATATAATCCTTTAGCAGCTTCTTGAGATGAAAACAGTGTGGTTCTTCCCATGGTTTCTGCGGCATTTTTCATTAACATAAAATCTGCATCTGTTTCACTCGTTGTTGTCCCAGCAGCAGCAGCAACCCAAGCCATAGATTGACTAAAATCTAATGCAGCCTTTGTTGCAACTGTACCTATTGCTATAAGAGGTAATGAAACATTATACAAAAACTGGCGACCCAACCATTGAGTATTTTTACCAGAAGTAATTAAGGCATCACCCCATTGACCTAACTGTGCTCCAGCCTGTGTTAGGCTTGCACCAACATTTCTTAATGTTTGAGAAAATCCCCCCATAGAAACACCAGCCATCTTAGCAGCTTCACCCATCTGTTGATTAACGGCTGTATTTAATGATTTTATTTGATTAATTGTTTCTTGAGCACCTTGGCTTTTTATAATAACTAAAAGTTGTGCTTTAGCTTCTGATTGAGTCATAACATCTCATTTACAAATAATTATCTTCGTCTTGGCAATTTTTTAGAAGACTCTCTTTCTTTTTCTTTCATATATAAAGAGATACCCTCCTCAATTGCACTAAACGACTCCAGGGTGTCTGGATTCTGCTGGTAGATTCCACCAGCATCAGGTAGAACCTTCCAATTGTCGCATTTAGCATATAGTACAATTTCGGGAAGGGCATCTTCTATTCGTTGACCCCTAGCATATTGATAACCCTGCTCCTTCAAGGTTTCTATTTTTTTTCCTTTTCTTCTAATTCCTTTAATTCTTTTTCTAGTCTATCAATTTCTTTTCTAATTTCGTCTGGTTTTCTTGATTCTATTAACCAAGTATTTAATTCTCTTATTGCCTCAACAAGTTTTTTCATTAAATCGGAATCAATTTTCTTTAAAATTTCTCTGCATTGATTGACGCTAGTAAACCTAACTTCTTCTGTTGTTCCAGATGAATTAACCTCTAGCAACATAAAATCAGTTACACAAATGTTAGCTAATTCAATGTCATTTGCGGTAATGTCAAATGCCATTTCATCTTGGTCTTTACGATTCATGTAGGCTCTTGTTTTAACCTTGTCTTGATAACGGTCTTTGTCGCCAGCATTAAGTTTTTTGTACTCAATGAATTGACCATTCCCAAGTTCCAATTTTTTCTTTTCCTCTACGCCCAAATAAATTTTAGGGCCTTTTTCTGTCTTTTCCATTTTAACCTCCTAGGTTTTAATGGTTAATTAATATTATTAAGCTAAATAATCAGCAATTGCATTATCAATCGTAATAGTAACAATTTCGTTTCCATCACCAGGTAAGAACGGAACAATCTCTAAATCATGTTCAATCGGGTCATTGTTTTTAGGTTCATATTTGAACGGTTTAAAGTTACAGCTACCAGCTTCAATTTTTATTCTGTATGGATATGCAGTAGAAGCAATCATTGTTGGAGAAGTGTATTCTATGCTGAACGAACCTTGATAAATATCGTTTGTTGGTTCATTAGCACTCTCACTTCCATAAACAGCTTTCTTATACAAATCCGAATCATCTGGTCTAATATTTAAAGTACCTGTAAATTCTTGATTTCCCTCTACAATATCCCCTAATATTCTTGAACCAATACTGAAATCATCATCAACTAAATTATTATTAATCTCTAGCTTAAATGTTTTTGTTCTTAGTGTGGTATCTTCTAACTCTACAACTCCGACATGAGACATAAACTTAGGAGAAGTATCTTCTGTAACCGATTGTGCTGTAGCTCCGCCTGATTGAGTAATCGCCAAGAAATCAACTTCACCCTTTAGGTAGTCATTTACATCATTGGATAAAGTTAATCCATTACACTTAGCATCAGTATAATTAAATGTATCAATTGTTTGACCAATTCTTTCCTGTAGCGATAACCAATAGTTTGTTCCAGAAACTGTAATGGTATGACGATAAGCACCACCACCCAAAGTAGTAACAGAATCTTGACCCATGGCAGCTAAAACCATTAATCCACCAGAATTAGGTCTAAAATAAAATTCATATCCACCGCCATAATTAATAGTACCCACATCGGCTTCACTCATTAACCGACCATGAGAACCCTTGATTTCTGAATCAGGAATAACTAATTCAGTATTCGCACCCAAACTTCCACTTAAGACCGATAAAAATGTATCAGGTGTTTCAAATGTCCCTTGTGCTGCCTGAATCTTTGCAGCTACATAACCTAGTCCAGCTTGTTTCATACTTCCTCCTTAAATTATTTTTTAATCTTTTTACTTTTCTTCTTTTTTTTCTTGGACATATTAAAAGTAATTCTATCTTTTAACATATTCATTGTTTCCCTAATTTTCATAATTCTCCTTACAAAAAAACCACAAGTTATCCATTTGTGGCTTTCTGTTATTAATTTAATCTATTTATTTAGGCTTGTCAAGTTTTATGTTACATCTGTTGTAAATGACATATCAATTGCAGCGATTCCCCAGAAATAATTATTCTCTTGTGTACTGTCATATCTTACTCTATCAATATTTAAGTCCATTAATGTTTCCGTACCCGTACCAAATGAATCAGTTAATGCAAGTAAGGCAGCCTTAATCGGGTCAGAGGAAATTTGTTGGCAAAATCTTTTTATAATAGTTGTTCTGATTTCTTTCATGGAGGTTTCGTCAACATGTGTAACCATAATTTGAAACTGTATTCTATCAACCCATGCGGTAGGATAAATTTTACTAATTTCTCTTTCCTGATTTACTGATTCTATCGGAATAATTCCTATGGTAATTTTTGGGTCTGTTTTTTCTACTTGATTTGCCTTAACTAATTCTACCAGATAATCCGTATAAGAGGAACCAGTACCAAGTTGTGTTTGTAAATCAGTAACTAATTGTTCAATTATTTTATCAACTAACATATTATACTCTTGTCGCATTAATGGTTAATTGTTGTAACTCTTTCATCATCTCATTAAAATCATCTTGAAAAATATTAAATATTGGTCTTTGTGGTAAGTTTGGTGCTCCCCCAGGTGTTCCAGTTTGATGTGCCCTATATTTGCCAGATAACATTGGCGAAGGCATTGAAATTTCTAAACCATCTGTTGTTCTGGTTATTCCTGCACCTGCTCCACGAATTTCAGTAAATAATTCTCCACTTCTAATTAATATTGGCGTTGTGCCTGGAAATCCTTTTCTTTCTCTATCTTCAACTGTTGCACTAGCTAGTTTATCCCAATTACCTCGACCATTACTTTGCATAGTTTTAATGGCACTATCCTTAATTATGCGTGGTACTTTTTCTGCTCCCCATACCTGTAAAAGCATTGGTAAGCGAGAAATATTATCAGCCAGTCTTAATACTTTTTCAAATCCGCTTGTCTCTATCTTTATACTAATCATCGTCATCATCTCCAAACCAAGATTTCTTATCACGATATATATTTAACCTTCCACCAAATTGAGTTCCGTTGGCATCAAATCTTCTATGGTCAACTCTTATCTTCGGAGCACTGGAATTTGGAGCAATATAATCAGTAGTATCCTCTGCTCCAATTAATAAGATATCTTCAGCGACAATTTTTTGTAAAGTATCTCTTGCTTCAGTAATTAACATTTTTCCGTAAGCATGAACATTTATATCTTCTCCTGCAGATGCAGAAGATATGATTAAATATCCTCCAGCCAATTTTGCACACATGGTATCTAATAGATTTTTATTACTGTCAGAAATATCATCTGTATCAATTGGCACATCATAAATAGAAGCTAAAGCTGAATCAACTTCTCCTTCAGCGTTTTCTATTTGTTCAACAACTTGAGCATCGGTAGGCATATGAATATTGCCCATAAAATTCTGAACGCCAGAAACAGTTGTATAGTGGGGGGTGTACATTATTTCTCCTTTTTACGAGCCTTTTGTTTATGTGCCCTATATAAATGAATAGATAAACTTGCCTTACTTTTAGCAATGAAATTACATTTAGGACAATCAAAGGTTACATCATCAATTAGTGTCGCATATTTTTTATTTCTGATAATACCCTTTCTATCCCCTAAAACAAATTCCATTAAATCTTTTGGTAATTTTGGAGTTGAGTAAACTTCTCCACAGATGTAAACCCTACCATCTCCAGTCCAACCAGTGTTTACTATTTTAATTTTCATTATTTTTCCTCCATCCAATAGAAACTGTATTTCCATTGGGAGAAGGAAAAACTTCTCCCTTTACCATTTCTGTTGACAAGCAGGTCAAAGAGCTCCGAATCTTATTCATTTTATATTTTACGCTAATATTTAAGAAGCAACAACAGCAGTCAGAATTGTCTCTGGGTGATATAGTCTTGGGAAAGCAGTAATACCAGTACCAACTTCTAATCCGTAAGGGTCTTTCTTCTCATCTCTCCATGTATAAAAACCAGATTGGTAATTATTAAGAGGGTGAGGAGTTGTAGCAGTATCGGCAAATGGGTCACCATTTGGCAATGTTTTATCAGGAAGAAGGATAATCATATTTTCGTCTAACATTCTAGTTCGTGTTCCATTAGCAGCAGTGTAAAGAGCATTGTAAGGAATGATATTCAGTTCAGCATTATCAGACATAATACCCTTAACATCTCCGATATTGAAAAACGGCTTAGTGTATTTGAATGTGTCTCGCAGGGCAGTATTTTGAGAAAGGTATCTCAAAACTGTATTTGAAACAATCATATTGCGAGGTCTAACACCACAAGCGTTTTCTACTGTATCCATCCAAGACATAATATCGTCAAGGGGAGTAGCAGTAGCAACAGTATCCCAATCAGTTGTAGGAGTAACTGAACTTTGTCCAGCAGGAATACCATAATCAACATCAAAAACCACTTTACCAGAAAATGAAATAGAACCAGTTAATGCTTGGATTTGCATCCATTCTACCCTAGCATCAACCCTTTGTCGTAACTTAGCCATTCTTCGTGCAACTTTTCTTTCGGCTTCAGCACCAATATCTCCTAGCAATGATGGGATTCCTAAAGGAGCTTGTCCAGCTTCTCTAAGTTTACGCAAGTCAGTAGCATTGAAGCGAGTTTTTTCAGCAATGTCTGCAACTTCAGCCATAGCTTGCTTGTTTGCTTCTTCTTGCATTAATTCAGCTTCACCATCTTTTGCTCGGAAGTTGGCAATTCCACCAGTGTTTACAAGAATGTCCCAAACTGTTACATCAGTTGGCACAGTTACGAAAGGTAAGAAATTGTTCCCGATATATGCAGGGTCATACTGTAGTTCATTTATAATCGCAGTAAGCGTTTTTTGGTCTAAAATTGAAACATCTTCCATTTTGCCTACCTTATAGTTATATCTAAACCAGCATCCGCATTATCACACAGAACAGCAGCAGCAGCTCCAGAAATTGTTCCTAATGTTCCATCGCAAGTACAATAAGTTTCGTCAACTGTACCACGATAAAGAACGCCAACATCTGCATCTTCGCTATTATCAACAACAAATGTATCATTGAAACCAACGATATTAGATGCTGTTTCACGCCCATCAGAAGCTGTAGTGTCGTAAGGTCCAACTTTTCCAGCAGCATCACCAGAAGTGATAACCGCTAAAACTACGCCTTTATTCAGGTAATAATTACCCTCATCATCGGTGCTTCCCAAACCAGAGGCTAATGTGTAACTGTCGGATTGGTTGCCCACCGTGGAGTATAAATACTCTTTAGGAGCAATACCAGTAACTTTACTGTAACGCATATTTTATAACCTTTAGTTTGATTCTTTCTACTCAACTTTAGTAATTTTATACCCAGCGTCTTTAAGGGTCTGCCTTGCCTTTTGCGTAGCAGCTTTGTCGCTTACTTCCCCAGGCACTTTTGTGTCAGGCTCTTTAATATCTCCTTCTGATTTTGTCTTATCTAAGACAATAAAAGAAGGGGTTGCCTCTTTCAGCTTTTTGTAAGCCTCGACTGCTTCCTCATGCTTTGCAGCAGGAATGAGAGACAAAATAGTCATCTCAAATTCAGCCATGGCTGGAGTAGTTTTAACATTTCCATCAGACTTTAGGTAAGAGTTTACCAAGTCAAGTCGGTGATTAAGACTTTCGACCTCGGTCTCTTTCACCCATTTATGTGAATCCTCCGCTTGGGAGTCGTCACTAATTTCATCGCCCTCTACTTCTTTTTCTTCATTTTCGTCATTTTCATCATCATCTTCCTTTTCTTCTGCTTCCTCATCAGATTTTTCGTTTTCTTCAACATCTTTTTCTTTTTCATCTTCTTCAGGAGTTTCTTCTATATCTTCATCAGTATTTTCTTCATCATTTTGTTCTGGTTCTTCTTCAGGAGTTTCTTCTTCAGAACCTTCTTCTTCAGTGTCTTCTTCTTTTTCTTCGGAGTCTTCTTCTGTTCCTTCACCTTCATTTTCCTCTGGTTCTTCGACACCATCTTTTTTTAATTCTTCTTCCTTTGGTTCTTCCTCTTTTTCTTCTTCATCATTTTCAATGTTTTCTTTTTCCTCTGGCATAAATTCCTCCTTGTTAAGTTCAACAACTTTTTTATTATTAGTAAATTTGCTAAATGCAAAAGCTGGTAATGGTTTTAATTCTTCCACTGCTGGAATATCTACAAAAGCATATCCATAAATTACTGGGTCATGTTCATTACCTTTATTATCAACATAAGGGCCAAACTCAATAGACCTTTTAATAAATTTACCTCGTCTTTCATTTTTTTGAGCAGACTCAATGTCATCAATAACTTCTTGGTCAATAAATTCACAGTCAGCAGTCATTACTGCTTTTTCCTTATCCAATACTTTAACATGTAAATCATTAATATATCCACAAACAGACTCTACTCCACTGCCGAACATTCCGCCATGATTTATTCTAATTGGAACATCAGGAAATATATTATTTTTCTTTAATTTCCTAAAATTAGAAACTGCTTTCTTCATTTTTTTGATATCCCAAACATATCCCTTAAACTCACCAGTTCTTAAAATTTCTACGCCTTTCATAACTTTAGCTTCACCGCTAATAGATTTACCAAATTCATATTTGGCTTTTGTGTAAAGACGATATAGGGAACCTTTTTCCATTTTGCCTCCTTCTTTATGTTTCTTAATCCATGCCTTTGCTTTTGGCATAGTCCAACCCTTTTTTCTTAAAAATAAATAAGTCTTAATTTTTTTATGTGGAATACAGTACAAGGCCTTGATACCTTGTTTTGTAGATATGGAAATAGTACGAATTTCTTTAGAGGTACATTCGTGTACTGGTATTCTAATATAACTTTCAGTAACTTCTGGCATTTACTTACTCCATAAAAATAGCCACCGATAATGGTGGTTATTTATAACTCTTGGTCTTATCTTAATTAATCTATTAATTCTTGTCAATAGTTTCTTTAATTTGTTCAATATCTATCTCGCCCTTTACTACATTTATCGTATGCCACCGATGACACAATTTGCATCTGATTTTTGTATAATTAGGATAAATCCTAATAAACAAATCACGATACCGAACTTCATAATACTCGTTATTATATTTACCGAGCATTGGAGATTTCGAACAAAAACATCGGTGTTCTTTGTCTGCCGTTTCATCCTCCATCATACCATCTCCTTTTGTTTATTTTTCTATTTTAAGATTTTCATAAATCTCATCAATTTTCTTTAATACTATATCTTCACTTGTACCACTTATTGATTGAATCTGTTCTTCTAAATTATTAACTAAATTTTCAGCTTTGTCATCCTTTGTTCCATATAATTTAATCCAGTCTATCAGTTTACCCTTGAGAGGTAATTTAACACTAGATAACTTTTTATCCTTTTTGACCGTTTCTTTAATTTTTGCCTTTTGGTCTTCTTTCGTTTTATCAATTTGTTCCTTTGGGCTAACTCCCGTTACCTCTACAGCATCCTTAATGGTTATTCCTAAAATTGTAGATAACTCTGACAAATCTGGAGTAGCTGTTCCTTGGGAAACCATCGTTCTTAAAATTCCAGACATTGCTTCCAAATCCATTTTTTCTAATTTACGATAACCGAATGTTGCCTCTGGGGAATTTTCTCCAAAATTCAAAATCCTTAATTTATCAATCATAAATTTATCAATATATGTTTTCATATCTTCCACAAAAGAGTTCATCATAATTTTTAAATTATTATCTTGAACCTGACCAAGAGCATAAGACCCACCCTTTCCACCACTGAATACTAAGTCGCCAGAGAACATAGCTCTGGTTTTTTCCATATCATATCTTTTTAGGGCTAAATCAAAATCTATCGCCTTAGATTGTGCTTCCAATAATTTAATATCCCAATCACGATTTCCTTTTTCATCTACAGTGCTTGGCATGGCAACTTGAGAATTATATCTTAAGTCTCTTAAAATTTCTATCATATAATCCTGATTTGTATGAGCTATGCCATTTTCATCCTCTGTATTGCCCTCGGGACAGTACCCAATAACAGGTGGTTTACCGTGTCTTTCATAATAATAATTCATAAATATATGCAAAACTTCTGAATAAAACCATGGTTTATAACATGATTTAAGCAATTTTTGTCCATACCAGTCCCCATTTTCCATCATAAATGGATACCAGAGTGCATAGTCAGGTTCTATCTTAATATCTGGGCCACTGGATGATTTTTGAGTAAATCCGTTAAATGAGCCATCGGGAGAAGTATCAATAGTACAACTGGATGGTTTTAAGTCTCTAATCTCTTTATAAATTAATCCCAGTTTAGAATGTTCCATATAAACTTTTTCTGCAGGAGAATAACCGTAAGTATATGATTTTGAAAAAGTTCTTAATGTATGATTCCAAACTCTATTCAAAGCGTCTTGCAAGACTTGGGCTATTTTTTTATTATCACAATCAATCCACCAATCAATTTGTTGTAAGGTTAAAATAATAATTTGCAGATTAGCTTTAATCTGATAATCGTCAGCCATCTGTTCGTAATAATAAAGAGGAATTTTATTTAAGTCCTTAAACATTACACTGCCATCTGGCAAAGACCAATCTTCTACAATTTGCGATGGGGTTTTTCCCCAATCAGCTTTTGGTTGTCTGGCAACAATCTTTTTAGGTCTTCCAAAAAGAGATATCTCCCTGCCTAGAATTTTCATTATTTCCTCCCAATTTAGTTATTGTTTTTTCACCCAGTTTAATCAGTGACTGTCTGACAAAACTGGTTCTAGCTTTTCTTGTTGTTAATAAGGTAGTAACGACTCCAGCCGTTGCATCCAAGAGGTCTTTTGAGCCTCCTGGGGGATGGTCGCATTTTTCTCCCTCAATATACTCTAACGCCAGAGCTTCGTCAAGTAGTGGTTGAAATTCTTTTCCATTATCATCTTTTAAAATATATTTTGGATACAAAATTCTATTTTCATAAATACAATCTTTCAAATTATTATAAACTTCTGTGTCTTGATGAATGGATAAAAGTTCAGCAGGTATTCTTTTTTTTCTAAATTGCTGAAATGTTTCTTGAGAGTTCCATCCATCTCCAGTAACTTTAATAATTTTAAATCCAAGTTCTTGTAAATGATAAATTATTTTTCTAATATCAGCAATCATAATTTCTCCACCAGGTGGTGCGATGATTCTTTGAACATAATCAATATATATTTCTGGCTTTTCCTCTCCTTCATAATTTTTCATTCCGTGAATATGTCCCATAGCAATTCCAGCAAAATCAGAACCTTCTTTATTGAGACCTAAATCAATATGACAAACTCTCGGCATACTATCATTACATTTAAACCATTTTTGTAAAACATTTAATTTATCAACTGGAGATGGAAGTACGGCTTTTGCAATAACAAGGTCTGGCATTGCAAAGAATGGTTGATGAGCATAGGGAGGAATACCAGCTAAATCCTTGAGAGCTTTTTCTGGCTGTCTAATAAATTGAGAGTAATATTCAATTGGTATTTCCAACATGCCTTCACTTTTTTTGTATTCATTTTTAGGAACGACTACACGATTATATGGATTGAAATAAAATGTTTTTCCAGAGTAAGATGATTTTGGTTTAGCTTCCCAAACAGTCCGATGAACACAAAGAACTTTTGGGTCGTCTTGAAATTCTTCTAATTTCCTGGCAATGAAACCTGTCTGGGATTTCTTCTGACCGATAATAAAAATTAATCCCTTATCTCCAAATCTGGTTATAACCCTTCCTTCAATTGTAGAGAACCCGATATCAGCATAATCTTTTGTTTTAGTTTTAAGATGAGAGTCAGCTTCATCAATAACACCAAATAAAATATTATAACCCTCAAATGTTTTTTCTTGAGAGTCGCCAGGAATGATGACAATATCTTTATTAAACTTTATAACATTTTTAAGACGAGGGTCTTCGGGATTGGGGGGAAAATTATCCTTGAACCATTGGCAATTATTTATTGTCGCTTTTACATCGCCAAATAAAACTTCCATCGCATTGGAACGAGTGGAACTCATATTCATTAATGCAATCCTTCTTCCTTCCATTAAATGATAATGTTCAACAGGGTTTCTGAGGCATGCAGTTACATAATCTACATAAGCAAATCCAATGGAGGACACAGTTGTCTTGCCAGTACCAATTCCTCCAGTATATAAAACAAGATTATATTTAGATAATTTATCTGGGTCAAATTCCTTGCCAAAGATTTCTTCCAATAAATCCTTAATAGATTCCCAACAAGTTTTTTTCATATTCAAAAAATAGGGACTATCGACAAAGGTACGAATATTTACTGGTCGTTCCTCATATTCAGGATGTTCCCTCAACCATAAATCATTTGCTAGGTTTATCAGTTGACTTGGGGACAAAGTTTTTAACGAGTCCTCCAAGTGCTTCTTTGATTGCGTCTTCTCCATATTTTTCCTTGAGTTCATTTAACTCTTTATCTCCGATATGTAAACTCCTTGCATCAATCAATGGATTATTTTTATCCTTCGTACCAGAAATTGATTCAAGTTTTTCCAACCAATTCATGAGGTTGGCAGAAATTGTAGTAACTTCTTTTACTGGTCTCATTATTGTTCTTTCTAATTGTCTCCCCATTTCATATCGTTCTGCTTCTTCCTGCAATATATGTGACATATTTTTTCTAATAATATTAATATCCCTTGACCCGAATGATTTAGCACTTTCTTTCATTAACTTATCTTTAACACAGACTGACCCTTCCTTTCTATAGGGACAATTTTTCCAACCACAGTCATCACAATGACTACCTTTTTGTACCACTGCTATCGCTTGGTTGTCTGGAGTTTTTTCTTTTACAGAACCCTTGTTCTCTTTTGGGGGAGGAGTAGAAAATCCTTGCTGTTTAATTTCTTCTTTCATCTCCCTCATCATTAGAAAAGATTTAATATTAAATTTAGTTAATTCTGTAGTATCGGAATTATAGAGTTTATTCCAATCATATCCCACCTTCTCAATCCAAGCCTTTCCGCCATTAGCCGTTGGATGCCATTCAGAACACTTAACCCTTTGACCATTAGGTAGAATTATTTCTCCCTTGCCAGCAATTAGATAAGGATTCACAGATACATTCACATCAAGCCCAGTAATCAATCGAGCCGAGGTAACGCCTAAAACTATAACCGCATTATCCTTACATAAATCAGATAGCCACAATATTTTATCATCAAAATTCTCACGCCAATCTTCTTTGACTAGATAAGAACCAGGTTGCATTTTTTCAGGATATTTAGCGAATGACCATGTTTGCCTATCTGAATCAGTTCCCTTATCTGTGTCAACTACTAAATAATTAATTCCATCGGGGTAATGTTTGTGTACAAAAGACTCAATATCCAATCCTCTCGCATCAATGGCAGATTTATAAAAAACTAACCCATCAACCTTAATATCTTTGAGTTGGGCTATATATGAATCAGCGTGTTCAAAATAAATCATTTATTCCTCTGCTTTTCAGCTTTAGCTATTTTCCTTTTTTTGTTAACTATCCACTTCTTCAATGTAAAATATCTGGAATAGGCGGGTTTTGTTGTATGTCCTTCCTGTTTTGTTTGTTTATGTTTTGATGTATCTTCTGTGCCATATTTCATATGTTATCCTATGCTAACTAAAACTTTTTTGTTAACAAACTGGGGAAACAGGGTTCGAACCTGTGACATCAGAATTAACAATCCTGCGTTCTACCACTGAACTATTCCCCATCAAACTAATTAAGCGTAGGTGCGTTGGCTACAAATGCTTTATGTGGTGGGAGCAGATGGAGTTGCACCACCCGAGTCCTAGGGACAACTGGTTTACAGCCAGCACCGCTACTACTTACGGGATATACTCCCTGGAGCCCACGGAGAGAATCGCACTCCCATCTGAAGTTTACAAAACTACTGTTCTTCTATTAAACTACGCAGGCATGAGTGGGCTACTTGCAACTGCCTACACTCAACCTCAAGACTGCCCACTCGTTGTCAAAGCCTAAAAAGACTTAAATGACCTAATGTTGTCTTGAACTGTAAGTTTCGGCATGGTGGCGAGGGTGGGAGTTGCACCCACGACCTGTTCGGTATGAGCCAACCGAGCTACTACTGCTCCACCTCGCTAGGTGGTGAGAGAAAGGTCGATAACTCTCACCAATGAAAAGACTAACACCAATTAGTCATCCTCAATATATACGATTTGTACAATAGTTGTCAAGTATCTTCGCCATGTCCCCAGAATTTTTGATATAAATGGTATTTCCATCTTCGCCATGTTTTTGATTTGGGTGATATAAATGGGAGTGGGCATACACCCCCAACCTCTAACCCCCTACCCCCAGATTTTTTTTAGGGTTGTATTACTAATAAATAAAATAAATAAATAAAATAATTTAATTATATGGACTATCCCCTATACTACGGGCAAGCATTATATCTTATGATATACTAATGGCATTGTTTATTGATGCACTTATTGGCAACGAGTACATTATTGCACTTACTACATACATAAGGGTTATCAATTGGCTTTTGTTTTATTGCTTTTTTAATTTCGTTTTTATTATTGATTGGTTTAATAATAGTATTATCTTTATTGCCTTTCATACTCTCAACAACAAGAGAACGAACAAAGCCTCTTTGCTTTGATTTAATATAATGATACTCGTCTTTTGATACATAGATGTTAAGATACATAATACTCCTATTATTATACGCGTGTACTAATATGATACGCGTGTATCTATATGCTACATTATACGCGTGTACTTTGTCAAGCAATAAGGACAAGTTATACACAATGTAATAAGATAAGTATTGATTATTACTGCCCAAAAAAGTAGTAAAATTAGGATAATGTGCAAGTGATAATGTGCGGTCTATGGTTGGCTATAGGTATGAGTATACAAGCGATAGATTGCTGAAGACTTGACAAGACTATAATTATAATATACAATGGATATAGACAGTTAAGAAAGATATGAATGTGACAAGACCCCAAACCTGAACAAGACTTATAACAGATACTAAACCAATACAATATAATACTATCTTCTATATGTATGATATGCAACGATAAGCATTTTACTCCTGCCGTTTTTCTGAACTGAAGCACATTGACAATAAAGATAATTCATAAATTGCAAGTCACCTTGTCACTAATACTAAAAAAGTAAATAGAATAAGGAGACAATAATATGAATGAAATTAGAAAAATAAAACTTTTGATTTTAGGGCTTTTAATTCTTGCCGTTTTAATTGGCGCATTGGCGACTTGGTTCGTGGTCAATGAAGTGCAAAAATGCGATTGTATGATAAAGACCAAAAGAATAAGTCAGGAAAGAGAATATTTTAATGATGGGCATGGAATGATGTGGTATGAATATGATTTGTATATAACAGACATAAGCTTTTATATCTCAAAATATGATGTAATAAGCGGAATACAAGAATAAATTAAACTAAAATTGAAAGGTAAAAATATGTTATACAATAAAGGTTTTGACTTAGAAAGTAAAATAAAGGACTTCGTAAATAATAGTTTGAAAGGTGAACAAAAGTTGAATGCACATTGGAGCATAAGAATTGAAAATGGAACTTTTTACTTGGCACATTATGGAACTGAAATTGTGAGCTATAACGGTCAAGATATTGAGCCAATAATACTTGGTGGAATATGGAACAGCGTCTCAGATGTGCAAGGTGTCAATAAGTTTATAAGTGCTTTTGGCTTGCCGTTTCATTACTCAGGCATTACGGGACTAACAAAACAAAAATAAAAAGGTTGGTGGCTTGCAGTTTAGGGATTATCAATATAATAAAGTGGGGGCGTATGATTAGTAACATAGAGCAAGAGCTTTTTGAAATTGGCTTTCAGGCCGATAAAGAAGCTCAAAAACAGAATTTTTTTATTGAAAAAGAATTTAACAAACTAAAAAAAGAAAAAAGGCATTATGAAAGTCAAAAACATTAGGGGTTGGCATTACTACCAAAAACAAAAAAGAAGTATGAAAATAAAAAGAATTTTAGGCACTGCATTTTTTACACTTGCATTTTTAGGGCTTTTAATTGTAGCCTGCGGAATTGCAGAATTGAGCTGGTAGCTTTAAAAAGATTAAAAACGGGACTTCGGGACTTCGGGCTGGCGGTGGGCGGTGGGCGGTCAAAAACATTAAAAAACAACATTGGAGCATTTTAAAAGAATTGACAATTATATCAATTTAAAAAAGGCGGTTAAATGAACTTGGTTGAAGTTACTATTAAAAAAGATGAGAGCTTAAAAGAACTTAAAAAAAGCGGTCAATGTGATGACTTAGGAAATGGCAATGATTTAAAGTGGCGAGTGATAGGCACAAAGGTCGGTCATTATAATAATCAACTATATTCTTAAAAAGTGAGGATTTTATGAAATTACAACAATTAAAAGAGTTAAACGACACAATGAACAAGGAAAAAAGGTATTATGAGGGTGAAAACTGGTACTGCGTGAATGTAAAGAGAGGTATTGACTATGTTGGTATTGATGGACTTTATAAAAAACTAAAACTAACAAAAAAGCAGACTGAAAAATTAAAATTGTTTTTTACAGAAGAACGATTAAATGACATTTATTATGAATGGTTAAGGTGGTCTTGGGTTGATTTAAATGAAATGTTTGAAGATAAAGAAAATGATGTAAGCACAATGGATTGGGCGGACAATAAAAAAATAATATCATTGGGCAGAAGCGGAGGTTGGGCGTGCTTTCAATTAGCACAAGATATTGATACATTGATTGAAGCTATTGAGAACAAGGATTATGCCTATTTTGATAATATACCAGAAGCAAAAAAAGAAGTGTTGAGGTTAATGAAAAAGGTTGATAAGGTTAAAAGCTACATTGAAAAATTTAATAACGGGTTGAATTGGGAGCAGGAATTGAAATACAGAATAGAAGAAAAATTAGTTGAAGTTAAAGAGGAAATACAATCAGAAAAAGAGGTTAAAACTGCAAAGAAATTAGCTGAGAAAAATGGCTATATTTTAGCACAAAAAATATAAATAATTTAAAAAGGAGTTTAAAAAATGAACATTGAACAAGTTAAAAAAATTAAAACTAAAGAAGAAGCAAGGCAATTAGCTATTGATTGGCAAAATTGGGCAAGTAACAAGGCATTGAGTTATGAAGAACTTAATGAATGGCAAAATGAATTTGAAAGATTAGGGCAAGAGTTTAATTTGATAGAAGAATTTAAAGAGAATGGAATAATTTAGTTAAGGGGTTTTAAAATGAAATTTAATAAAAATGAAGTAGAATATTTGTTTTATGTTTTAAATAATCACGCAATAAATGAAGCTCAGTCAACAAAAGATTATAACAATGAAGCTACAACGATAAATAACATAATTGTAAAACTTAGAAAGGAATATAAAAAGTATCTTAAAAAAGGGAGGACAAAATGACAGCAAAAAAAATGACAGAAGAAAATGGGTTAGATGAAGAAGTTAATCAGGCATATATTGATTTAGTAGGCGAAGAATATGCAAATGCCGATAATTGTGCAGAAGTATATCAGGGACATTATAATAGTGATGAAGAATTTACTCAAGAATTAGTTGAAGATGTTGGCGATATCCCTAAGGACTTGCCGTGTTATATTCATATTGACTGGGAAAAAACAGCAACAGACATTATGATGGATTATGGCGAGGTAAACGGATATTATTTTAGAAACTTATAATAAAAGGAGTTTTATGTTTTTAAAAGTTTATGACAACAAAGGCAAAACAATTGACCGCTACACTATACTATTTGAAGATTGGCATTTTGGCAAAAGTTGTGATGCATTGACTATATCTGAAAATCCCCAAAGTCCGCAGGGAGTTTATAGCAGAGGAGAAGTTTATCAATTGAACGATAGCTTAGGCAAAGAGATAGATTTTAATAAACTGCCCGAAATAACAAAAGATTTTGTGATAGATGTTATAGCAGAAGACGAAACAAAACAACAATTAAAAGATAAGGTTTAATTATGAAAACTAAAAATCCGTTTAAAGTTGGTGATATGGTTTTTTATAAAGATGATATAAGAATAGGAGTTTATAAAGTACATGAGGTTTATTCTGATACAATGGTTAGTTTAGGATTATTGGATTATCCTGATACTGAACAGGATTACCAAGTCAATATAAAAGATATTATTAAAATAAATTAGTGAGGGTTTAAAATGAAAAGCTATATAGTAAATTACTTTTTTGACGGCAGAGGGTCGGTTAGATTACTTGCAAAGAGTAAGAAAGACGCTGAAAAAATGTTTGACGAGGGACAATTTAATGACGAAGACGATATGGACAAAAGCGAAAACTATTGTATAGACAGCATTGAAGAAGCATAATAATAAACTTAAAAAAGAGAGGTTAAAATGTCAGGAGTAAGCGGAAGTGATACTTGCCCGATTTGTCAAGAAGAAATGGACACTGCAAGCGATTGGAAACCGTTTGAATGTGTCAATGGACAATGTATAAATTGTGGTTTTTCTTATTGGACACAAACCGAGCAAATGGATTTAGAGCAAGTTAATGAATTACGGGCAGAGCATAACGAAAATTGTAATACAAAATTAAAACCATTAAAACAAAAAGACTTAAAGAAATGGACAGAAAAAATTAAAGAAATATAAGGAGTTAAAAATGGAACTAAATAAAATGACTAAAAAACAATTACAAGATGAGTTAAGGACTTATGAGGACTTAATACACGGAGCATTCCCTTGTTTTGGCACGAAAGACTTGCGATATTTAGACAATATTTACCACGAAATAGACAAGCGGGGATTTAGTGTTAGTATAATTTATAAACTAATTTGAGGGGTTAATTATGAATTTACAGGATAATTGTATGCACAATTTTGAAGATAATATTTGTAAAACTTGTGGTGCAGTAAAATTAGATGAAAATGGATTATCAAAAGAAAGAAATCAAGCCATTGATATTATGGAATGGCAAGCCAGTAAACTGGGTGATGAGGAAATGTTTGATGGTGAATTATGGTATGAAATAGAAGATGGTATTACAAAAATATTAGAAAAGTAAGCCCAACCCAGAACTATTGACAAAGTTAAAATTATAATATACAATTAGGACAAGAACTAAACTTAAAAACAATAAATTGGAGTTTAAAATTATGGTATTGACAAAAAACAAAAAAACATTGTCAATTAGACCTCAAACACTTAAAGATTATATTGGACAGGCAAGCATTAAAAAAACACTTGGCTACCTTTTAGACGCTTCAAAAATTAGAAAAGAAGCATTAGGTCATTTGCTTTTTTATGGACAAGCTGGGACTGGCAAGACAACAATCGCCAACATAATCGGCAATGAACTTAAAAGAGATGTTAAAACTTGTAGTGGCGCAACCATTACAAAGCCATCAGAAATAGTAGCAATCTTTAAAGATATTAAAAAAGGTGGCGTCCTTTTCATTGACGAAATTCACAGACTACCACGAAACATTGAGGAAGAACTTTATCCCGCAATGGAAGATTTTAAATTAGATGTATTCAAAGGGTCTGATGAAGAAGATGATTTGAAAGCCGTTACAATCAATTTGCCTAAGTTTACAATGATAGGAGCAACGACAAGATTAGGGCTTTTAACTGCTCCCCTTAGAAATAGATTTAGGAATACTTTTAAAATAGAGGACTACACTTTATCTGAAATGGAAACTATCATTAAAAGGTCAGCTTATAGACTTAAAATTAAGATTGATAAAGGAGCATTAAATTTAATTGCCAAGCGTTCCCGATACATTCCGAGAATAGCCAACAATTTGCTTCTTAATACTTTTGATTATGCAACGGTTAAAAAAGCCAAAAAGGTTAGTTATGAAATAGCCAACATAACACTTAAAGACTTAAAAATAGACGATTTGGGCTTAACTGAACCTGATAGAAAATTCTTAAAAATAGTAGCTGAAAAAAGCAAGACAAGACCGATTGGCGTAAAGTCAATTGCACAAGTTTTAAATGAAGAAGTTGATATTGTTGAAGAAATTTACGAACCATACTTATTACAATTAGGATTTATAGACAGAATGGTCAATGGTCGTATTATAACCAAGAAAGGATTGGAGTATTTAAAAAAGAAATAATTTGTTCTATTCTGGCGGGCAGGTTACTTAATATAAAACTTACAACCATTTATATAAGCCCTCTCCTCACTCCCGCCAGAATTGAGTAAGTAATTTAAAAAGGAGAATAAACAATGCAACACTTCCAACAGTTTAAAAAACTAAAACAAAACAGTACTGGATTTGCTTTTAAATGTAAGGCAAAAGATTTACGCAGAAAGGTTAGGTTACTGTTTACTGTTTTTCAATTAGAAAGAGTATATGGCAATAGAGAAGATAAAAACTAAAGGTCGTTTTAAAATTATAAATAATTAAAGGAGCAATATGAGTTGCAAACAAAATGATGATTTTTTGGACAGAATGAATGATTTAAAGGATTTAATTGAAAAGGATATTGAAAGATTAGATGATAGAAGAACAAAGGTTATAAAACAAATGAAAGTAAGTAAAGAAACTGGTGGTGTTGGCACAGAATTAGTAAATTCAGCATTAAACCTATTATTAGATGAAAACGAAAATGCTAAGTTTTACTTAAAAACATACTTACAATATTTTAAGCTGGAGGACTAATGGCACTTAAACTATCACAAAAAGATTTTCAGAGATTTGGGTTAGACCAAAAACCTGAAACAAAAAAGACAAACCAAAAGAACCCAGAAGAACTTCCCATTAAAATGGTTTGGGAAATGAGTTTCTTATTGCCAGAACATAAGAAAAAAATGGTTCAATATCATTACAAGGAATTGATAAAAGCGTGGTTTAATTAAATTTTGTCTATACTTTTACAAAACTATTGACAAAACGAAATAAGTGTGTATAATTTTAAACAAGGAGTAGAATTATGTCAAACAAATTGCAAGAAGAACTTAAAGCCCTTGAGATAAGATATGAGGAATTGGCAAAAGAGAAAGAATTATATGAGGGTTGGTACAGCCGAGAACAAACAGACAGAGTAAAATTTGAAAGTGCTTTAGCTGAAGAACAAATTAAAACAAAATCATTATTAGAGGTTATTAGGATACTTACTACAAACAGAGAGGTTTAAATGAAAATTACCACAATCACAGTCAGCGTTAATAGAACATTTCAAGTTAAAGAGTATGAACCAAGAAATATTTTTTCTTCTGCCACCGTTGAGGTCGCTGAAGCTGATAATATCAAGGAAGTATGGCGAGAAACTTATAAATGGTGTAACGAGCAGTTATTAAGCTCTATGATAGAACTTAAAGAGCATTTTCTTAAAGCCCAGCAATACATTAGTGATAAGTTTTCTTTCGTTGAGATAGAACAGATATCAGACCTCTTATTAGATATTAACGATACTGAAAAGAAAGAAGATTTAGAACCTATTAAAAAGAAGATAGCTGAACGGGATAAAGTATTATCTGATAATCAAAAGGCATACCTTAAAAAAGTAATTGAAGAATTTAATGACTAACCTTAAATTGCCATACATTTCCCCATCACAGTTAAAAACATTTGACTCTTGCCGTTTTAAATATATGTTCCGATACCTATTAAGACTACCTGATAAACCATCAGAGGCTCAAAAGTTTGGACAAGATGTACATAAGGCATGTGAGAATTACTTTAAAGAAAACAAAGAAACGACAGACGAAACATTAAAACCGTATCTTGATTTAGTAAAAGATAATATAAATGATGAGGTTTTAGAGACAGAAAAAAGGGTTGAGTTTGTTCCCCGTCACCCGTTGACAAAAAAACCTTTGTCAATAGCTATTAAATTAGTAATAGATGCGGTTGGCAAGAATAGATTACACGAAATAAAGACAACAAAGAGAGCAAAGACTTGGACACACGAAGTATTAAAAACCGACCCACAGCCTACAATGTATCTTTTTTACTGGTGGCAAGAACATAATCAACTTCCCGTAATGCACTACCACATCTTAACAAAATTAAAAACCCCGAAGTATAATTCATTGATGACTTCCCGTAAAATTGAGGACTTTGTGGCAATGTGTGAAACTATTGACAAATTCTTAAATAACATTAAAAACGAACAGTTTTACCCCAACCGAACTTGGTTATGTAAGTGTTGTGCTTATAAAAAAATATGTAAGGAGTTTTAATATGCCATTTAACCCAAAAGAATATTATAAAGACTATCGTAAAAAAAACCAATATAAACTTACAAAAAGGTCTGAAGAATGGAGAAAGAAAAATCCTGAAAGGTTTAAAGAATTAACCCGTAAATACAGAGAAGCCCACAGAGAAGAATTAAGAATTAGACAGAATGATTTTTATCACAATAACAAGGAAAAGTATAAAGAGTATAAGAAAAGATATGAAGCCAAAAACCCTGACAAGAAAAAGGAATGGAATAGAAAGTATTATTATGCAAATAGGGATAAATTATTAAAAGCTAAAAAGGAGACTAAATGATTAAAAAATTAACGCTTACAGGGTGTTTTAAGAAAAGGGGTTGTGCCTATTGGATTAAAAATGAATCAGTGCCAAGTACCCCATATAGCAAAGAAAATGCTCAAAAATTAATTAAAGTCAACGAATGGTTTGGACACAATGAGGCTAATTTTAGTAATTTGATTACCACGGGTATGTTTTATAAATTGATTACAGAAATAGAAACATTAAAAAGGAGTAAATAATATGTTACCAGCAGAGATAGACAAACAACTAGAAGACATACCAAACGCCATAGCAGAGGCACAGGAGAGTTATACCAAGGCATCCCTAGAATATCGTAGGAAATTTCGTGTAGCAATTCTTTCCACCGACAAAAAGAGCAAGGAATTAAGAGAAGCTGATGCAGGATTACAATCAGCCAAAGAAGAAGAAAAATCTGAACTGTTAAGGGTTAAGTTTGACCTATGGAAGCATATGAAAGATTGTGTTATTGAACTTGCCCGAAATAAACGAGTAGAAATGCAGAGAGGAATAGAAACAGAAGGTAGTGAAGTACAGAAACTTACCCAACTGTTCAATGGATTAAATAATAAAATTAATGCTATTAACCAAAAAGTTAATGAAAAATTAGGAGAATAAGTATGAATGTTCTATCTATTAATCGCCACAATGAATTTAAGTATTATTACGATAAAAAGGTCTTAGATAAATATAAAAAATTTATTTTAAGGGTATATAGGGAAGATGTGCCTAAAGAATTTAGGAAAGTTAAACCAGAGGATATAGAAGTGTTATATTATTTTACCACTGGTTATGAACCAGTTTCTTATGCTTGTTGGGACAATATAGAAGAAAAAATTTATTTTAATTTAGTAACTATCAAGGAAATGCACAAAGCAAAAATATACGGCAAAAAAACTACAGACAAAAAATTCAGAGAACACATAAAATACTTATTAATTCACGAAAATTGTCATGCTCTAGGAATGACTCATGAGGATATTGAGGATGGCATTGCCAATAAAAAAATACCAATTAAATTTTAGGAGAATAAGATGACTGATAATATAGATGAAATAATTAAAAAGTTATTGATAGCGTATCGTAATGCAGTTTTAGGAGAAGTGGAAAGGGCTAATAAAAAGTTAGACATAACGCCTATGAAATGGATACTTGACCCAGATACAGGAGAGAAGTATTTTTTGGAAAAAGATGTTGTACAGTTACTTAAAAATAGAGACCAAGTTATAACAACGATAAAAAACTGCAAAGTAAAATAAGGAGATTAAAATGCCAATAGAACATCTGGACTCAAAAACAGAATACAATACATTGGGGAAATTTAAATTAGGATTTAAAGACCCTGCCAAAAATGGAGCACCGACAGCCACGGATTACTTTGTGATAGATGCTGAAGATGAGATTAAAAAAGAGATTATTGATATCTATGGAGATAAGCCAAAGGAACTTAAAATCAGATTAACTGATGATGATATAGAAAAAGTATTTCCTAGATTTCTTTATAAATTTTCCGCCTCAAAATTGCTTTGTAAGGGAGATGGAATAACGGCAAGTTATACTGATGACAAAGGAGAATATCAGGAAAAGACTTGTCAGGGAAAACAATGTCCAGACTTTATGGCTGGTAAGTGTACCCCCAACGCAGGATTAGTTTTTACCTTAATTGGCATAAACAGGATAGGTTGCTTTGAAATGTGGGTTAGCTCTCAAAGGGCTATCGTGAATATCCGTTCCTCACTAGAAGCCTTAAAAACCCTTACAAATGGGTCTCTGGCTGGTATTCCATTAAAGCTCGTTCTTAAATCTTCTGATATTATAGCAAAGGGCATTAAAAGAACTATCCATATTCCCCAAATTGATGTGGTTGATGCTAAAAGCTTATTGCCCGACTCAACCCCAAGTAAGCAAATTGAGGAGCCTAAAAAAGAGATAGAACAACCCAAAGAAGAACCAAAAACAGAGCAAACCAAAACTGTTGACAAAAATATTGAATATGATGTCAGGGTTACAATGATTGAGTGCGTTGAAAAGATGTCAGAACTCCAAGATATCTTAACTGATATGTCACAGAGCAAAGATAGTTTTACTGATGAGGAAAAAGCTAAACTGAAAGAATTAATACTTAAAAAAAGAGATGAAATTAAGGCAAAACAGGTTCCTGGCATTGATAAGGAATTAATTGACAAACATTGTAAAGACCCGATGAACCCAACAGATGAAGAAATTAAGGAAATAGAAAATAGCGTGGAGACATAAGATGGAACGATATTGGCTTACAAAAAATGATGAAGAAATAGAATATAAAAAATTAGAAGACGACCATCTCTTGAATATCTTAAAATGGATTAAAAAACGAGCCAAAGATGGAATGGTACTTGAAGTCGGAGGTTGTGGCCCAGAAGAAAGCGATTATTGGCATGACTCTTGGGAAATCAGGGGAGACGAGGTGTTGGAACACTATGATTATGAAGGATTATTGGGAGAAGCCAAAAGAAGAAAATTAATTTAATCAAGGAGCTTAAAGATGAACAATATTACCAAAAACCAAAAAGAAATAGCCAAAATACTGTTAAAGTGCAAAGAGGATGGCTTTATCCCAACTAACCGTGAATTAGCCAAGCTGACCAAGAAATCATTTCAATATGTCAACTATGCCCTACACAGACTAGAGGAAAAAGGATTAATTCAAATTTTGCCCAACAAAAAAAGAAACATCAGGTTGCTTTATGACTCAAAAGCACACCTTGAAGAAATCAATATCATTAAAACAATTTTTAAGTATTTGAATATCAAGCCCACTCCGAATAATATTGAATTTGTGGGAGAACATCTAAACGGATTATTAGTCACTCATATTTATAAGGAAAACTTTAAAAAAATTGAGAAGTAATATGCTAATAAAGATTAAAGTTCCTAGTGGTAAAAGCATTGTCGCTGGGGAAATCAACAATAAGGTGTTTAGCAAGACAGTAGAAGCGTCTAAGCATACCTTATTCAGCAAAAATGCCTGGGCGATAGATAGCAATTTATTTAATACTTTAATTAGAAAATATGCTACAGAAATAGTAATTTATGATAAGGAAAATGATGTAACCTATTCTCTGCCGATTTCCGAGTTTGCCAAAAAGATGGATTACATACACTTTAAAAATTCTGGTCGACAAGTCTATGTTCCGAAAAATGAATGGAAAATAAAAAATGAGCAAAATCAGCCAACACAACTAGAGGTTGATGAAAACTATTTGAAAAAGCAAAAGAGGTTAACATTATTTTAAAGGAGCAAAAATGAAATTTTTAAGAAAATGTTTTATTAGTAATAATGGCGAAGAAGTTGCTAGTGAAATTAGAAGTTATTGTTTAAGAAAGAAACAAGAATATTTAGATAAGGGGGAAGAACATACACAGTTTAAGTCTTTTAATGTATTAATAGAAATTATTGAGGACTAACTATGCTTAAGCATAAGCCAAGAATAATAGAGCAAAACGAGTTTGGAATAAAAACTAATAAAAATAGATTATGTATTGTATGTAAAAAATATATTCTAAAAAAAGAATGGAGAAAACATTTATTAATACACGAGGAGAAATAATATACCTAAATCAATATTAGAACAGATGGAAGAAATCAATAAGGCTGGTAGAAAATTAAAGAAAGCCTTTTTAGAAGATTGGAAAAAGATAGTATTTTTTATGGCTCTTTGGTATATAGGTTTTCTAATTTATTATTTAATTACAAGGTAACTATGCCTAAAGTAAAAGAGAAAGTAATGTGTCCAATGTGTAATGGTTGTGGAACCATAATAAGAGTAAGCCCAATTCGTAAATATACTCCTGAACAGCGTCAACAAGCGAGACAATTATATAAAAAAGGATATTCTTTAAGGTCCATAGGTAAGGCATTAAGTATTGGTGAAAGTGCACAAAAAGTTAAGAGTATGATGTTTGCTAAATTTGAGGAAAAATAATATGTCTAATAAGGAAAAGAACGAAATTATTCAAGGCGATTGTTTAGGGGAAATGAAAGACATAACCGATAAGAGTATTGATATGATACTCTGTGATTTGCCTTACGGGACAACTGCCTGTAAGTGGGACACAATAATTCCCTTTGAACCACTATGGGAACAATATAAACGAATTATTAAAGATAATGGAGCAATAGTTTTAACTGCTACCAACCCCTTCGCAAGTGCTTTGGTAATGAGCAATCCTGAAATATATAAATATGAGTTTATTTGGAACAAGCACAGACCAAGCAATCCAATGATGGCTAAAAAACAACCATTAAGAAATCACGAGCAAGTTTTAGTGTTTTACAAAAATCAACCAACCTATAATCCACAACCAGATCG